TGTGATGTACAACTACATTGTTCAGAATGCTCGTAATGCTATCTACAAGGCCGCACGTAAGTACGAAGCACTGGATATGGCAGACAACCGCGGTGAAATGGAAAAGTTCATCCAAGAGGAAATTGTTCGCAACTTGGCTGAAGAAAAGTTGGACGGTACTATTATGATTAGCCAAGTGTTGATTCGTAATGTTGTGCCAGCAGACTCAGTTGTTGAAAGTGCCAATGCATTGGTTCGTGCTAAGAACGAACTCAAACAGAAAGAAGTTGAAGTAAAAACTGCTGAAGCCGAAAGTCGTCGAATGGCAGCACTGGCCAACAACTCCGGTGCTAGTATTGCATTCATGCAAGCACAGGCCATGTTGAACATCTCTGAAGGTATCAAAAATGGTCAGGTGCAGACCATTGTGGTGCCTTCAAACTTCAACGCATTGATGATGAACAAATAAAATGTTTGATTGGTTTAAAAAGCGTGAATATAGTAACGTAGTTAAGTTTCCAGAACTTAAGGAGGTTCCTTACATCGAACCTCCTACTAAGGAAAAGGATCCAGTTATTCATTACACTATCGGACACACAGACGATAATCGTATAAGTTTTACAATGGGTTACACTACACTTACGATGAATAGACAAGGTGTAGCAATGCTTATCGATCAACTCGAGCTTTACAAAAATCAATTATATATAGAGGAAAAACAATAATGCCACATTTGGTACCTACCGTTATCGAGACTGAAGCACGGGGCGAACGTGCATACGATATTTACAGCCGACTGCTCAAAGACCGTATTGTAATGTTGGACACCGAAGTGGATCAGCATGCCGCTAGCCTTTTGGTTGCACAGTTGTTATTTCTCGAAAGTCAAGGCAGTGAAGACATTCATTTCTTTATTAACAGTCCAGGCGGATCAGTAACTGCTGGTTTGGCTATCTACGATACCATGCAATTTATCAAACCCGATGTTTGCACCTATGTTGTTGGCCAGGCTGCTAGTATGGGCAGTTTTCTTGCACAAGCCGGTGCCAAAGGCAAACGACATGTACTACCAGAAAGCCGCACAATGATTCATCGTGTTAGTTCTGGTACTCCTAGTACACGTGGTAGCATTCATGTGCAAGAACTAGAATTTGAAGACGCCAAGCGGCATTTTGAAGAATCTAAACGTTTGAATAAACGTCTAACTGAACTGTATGTCAAACACAATTCAAAAGGTAAAAGCTATCAAGAACTGTTTGAAACAATGAAGTTTGACACTTATCTCAGTTCTCAAGAAGTTGTAGAATACGGACTAGCTGATAAAGTTATCGACAAACGTCCGTAAAAAATTAAGCTAGGCTTAAATTTTTAAGCTCTTTAGAATGCTGGCGCCGATACCATCGACGCTGGCATGAACAACAACTTGCAAGACCATATCATTAACGTCAAAATCTACAGCACTAACATACATTGGTCCGTTATCTGTAGATACTTTGCCGCCACGATCAATATGTTCTAAATGGCCTATTAGTTTTCTTAAATCATTCATTTTTAATCTCTAAAATGGTATTCAGTATTTATTACGATTGAAAATGTTTAGTATAAATTGCCCATAAAATGCGTATATAATGGTTAGCCATAGTATACTATAAATAGTGTTACAAGGAGTGTGCTATGGCCCGCCAGGCGTTCAATTGGTCTTTACTGGATCGTTCGACCCTTTATTCCATGCTCTATCAGCTAAAATCCGAACTAGTTGATAGAAGACTTCCTATAGGTGAAATTACCAGTATAATAAGCCAACATATTAAATCACACCTTCCTATTAAGGTAAAAAGCAGCAGATTCAATCCTGTTAAAAAAGGTGAAATTTGGGTTGGTGGAGCATACTATAGTGATTTAGATAAAAAGGGCAGAAAGCGTTTTATCGAAATTGAACTGGCATATCCGCCTAAAACTGCCACTATGCGTATGAGCAACTATCGTTGGGAACGTGTTTGCCAACTGTTTGCCGATACAGTATTGCACGAAGTCATCCACACACGCCAGTATCGTGCTAGAAATTTTAAAGCCATACCAGGATATCAAAGTACTGCCTACTATGCTCGAACTCGTAAAGAACAAGAGTACTACGGTGATAGGGACGAAATGGGCGCACATGCCTTTAACCTAGCTCAAGATATGATTGATAAATTTGGTTGGGATACTCGAGCAATTAAAATGTATTTAGATTCAAAAGTTCCAAAACGTGTTCGTCCAAACGGATGGGGACGTTTTATGAAAGCATTTGAGTATGACCACACCCATCCAAAAGTTTGCCAAATGAAGCGTAAAATAATGAATCAATTAGAATATGCTTACGACGGCAAACCATTTAAGACAACAAATCACTTGACTTACTAATAGTCTGACTGTATAATAGTTATTAGAACAGTTAACTATTGGAGTCAACATGAGCGTTTGTGCCAGCCACATTTGGGATTTAGAAACCCATAATTCACGTTTGGATAAAGAAGCGATTATTAAGGCCATTGCCGAAAGTAGCGACCATGCTAAAGAATTCTTTGAAGGTTGTCGACTTGCATTAGATCCAATGATAACTTTTGGGCTTAAACAAATACCGGAGAAAACTGATGAAGATGGTGCTGGCCTACCTTGGAGTAGTTTTACTCTCGCTCTTACTGGTTTTGTTACTCGCAACGTCACCGGTAATACAGCGAGGGATATGATTCAAGCAATGATGAAATCAGCCACTAAGAAAGAGTGGAATGGTTGGTATCGTCGTATCCTTATTAAAGACTTGCGTTGCGGCGTAAGCGAAAAAACAATTAACAAAGTGGTGGAGAAGAAATATGCTGATTACGCTATCCCTATATTCGGCTGTCAGCTTGCTCATGATAGTGCTAATCATGAAACTAAGGTGGCAGGAAAAAAACTTATCGAAGTTAAGCTCGACGGCGTTCGAGTTCTTACTATTGTTCGTGGTGATGGTCGCGTGGATATGTTCAGTCGAAATGGTAAAGAACTGGCTAATTTCCCCCACATAGTAGAACAGATTAGTGCAGTAGTCAAAACTAAAGGTACTGACAAAAACAAAGACGTTGTTCTTGATGGCGAAGTTATGTCTAGTAGTTTCCAAGATCTTATGAAGCAAGTACATCGAAAGAGTGATGTGCAAAGCAAAGATGCCGTGCTTAATTTGTTTGATGTGATTCCACTAGAAGATTTTGAAAAAGGTATTTGGAATACGGATCAAAAGACACGTAGCGATATGGTTAAGTTTTGGGTTGATACCTATCAAGACATGCTACCAAATGTAACCTACGTAGCTAACGAACTAGTTGACCTTGATACTAAAGAAGGGCAACAGCGTTTCAAGGCTATTAATCAAAAGGCCATCGACGGAGGCTACGAAGGCATTATGATTAAAGATCCTAATGCTGGCTATGAATGCAAACGTAGTGTAAGTTGGCTTAAACTTAAACCATTCATTGAAGTATCTTTGTCGGTTGTTGACACAGAAGAAGGCACTGGCAAAAATGCAGGACGTCTTGGCGCACTTGTTTGTGAAGGTGTAGATGACGGTAAAGCCATTCGTGTTAATGTTGGTAGTGGACTTACAGATGAGCAACGTGATGGCTTTTGGAAAGTTAAAGATGATTGTGTTGGCATGATAGCAGAAGTACGTGCCGATGCAGTAACACAGAATCAAGATGGAACGTATAGTTTGCGTTTTCCTCGATTCATGCGTTTTAGAGGGTTTGTTCCAGGAGAAAAGATTTAATATGGAAGCACTAACGTGAAGTTGCTCAAGTGGGCGTTTATTATTTGGTCAATAATCATGACCTTGCTTGTTATTTTGGCTGTACTTCATAGACCTAAAAACAATCGAGTTGAGACACATCTGTTTTGCGCCTATAATCGAGTTTTTGTAGAGTTCCAAGAGGACGGCGGTCGATGGGGAACTTTGATGCTAGACTCCATAGGACGCCCAATACCCTGCTTTGAAAATGATGAAGTAAAAATTGAAAATACAATTTAAAGGAAATATATGACAAATCCATTTAGAGATCAAGAAAAGTTTATGAAGGCTTGCGACCAAACAGTTGAGGACTTTAATCAAAGTCAATTTAACATGTATCTAAAACTTATTGAAGAAGAAGCAGATGAGCTTGGTGTTGCAATCAATAATCACGACAAAGTAGAAACACTAGATGCATTAATTGACATTTTAGTTGTTACAATTGGTGCTATTCATAGTATGGGTGCAGATGCAGAAGGCGCATGGAAAGAAGTTATGAAAACTAACTTTGCCAAGATTGATAGTGAAACCGGAAAAGTTCGCAAGCGAGAAGATGGAAAAGTCTTAAAACCCGTGGGGTGGACCCCACCAGAATTAAATAATTATCTAACCAAGGAGTAACGTATGTACGCAAGTGTTTATCGATCAGCAACTGAAATTAATAGTGCTATGGGGAGAGTCTACGGTCACATGGGGCTGGCAGTCATTACTTCAATGATTGTAAGTTTTCTAGTTGGAAATAGTGCTTCCTTGATGACTTTCTTTTTTACAGGTGCTATGAAATGGGTTGTAATTTTTGCACCGTTAGTGGCAATTCTTGCTGTCAGTCTCAGCATGGAAAAGATGAGTAAGAGTGCTTTGCAAATTTTCTTACATGGATTTGCCGCATTAATGGGTTTGAGTTTTGCTACTATTTTTGTAGTATATAATATGGGAAGCATTGTCAGTGCTTTTATGAGCGCGGCAGTATTGTTTGGTGTTATGAGTGGTTATGGTTATTTTACTAAAAAGAATCTAGACAGTCTTGGACAATTTATGTTCATTGGTTTGATTGCCATTATCATTGCTAGTGTTATTAATATCTTTATTGGTAGTACTGTCATGCAAATGGTTATTAGTGCCATTGCTGTAATTGTGTTTTTAGGATTAACTGCCTACGACACACAGAAAATTCGTGAAATGGTCAGCTACGACAATGATGGTAAAGCAGAAGTAATGGGTGCATTGACGTTGTATCTTGACTTTATCAACTTGTTCTTGAGCTTACTACAACTATTCGGCGGAAAGAAGGATTAAGAAATGCGTAGTCATTATTGGACGATTGGCCCATTTGCAGATTGGCTTCGGGGAACGCCAAAGCTCAAGTGCGGTACCAGTGAAGAATGGCATGAGTGGGAAGATCAAGCCAAGGCTGCACACCCGATTCGTTGGTGGATTGCTGAAGAAGGGCTAGACTATCTTCAAACATTTGTTTATTACATTCCGGACAAGTTAAATGACATACGCTATTATATTAATAATCGCTGGGTTTCTCACAGTCATCGTCTCACGGCACATCCTCGAGACATCAAACCTGGTAATTGGAGTGATGTTGGCAATCGCTTTCTTCCTTGTCTTTTCAACGAGCTTGTGGATTTTGTTGAAATAGAACAAGCGTGGCATCACTGCCTGTGGAGTGATGACATGAAAACCAAATATAACGTGCCTTGGTATCGTAAGGGATGGTTACGTTGGCGTACATGGCGTTGTCCGGAAGCCGGTCTAGAGTATCTCAAGTGGGCAAGTGGTCTTACTGTTGGGGAAGATATGGGTGCCGAACCAGGTAGCAAAGGTTACGGAGAGCCAACATACCAAGCTAAGGCCGCTAAAGAAATTATCGAACTCTACACTTGGTGGACTGTTACCTATCGTAATCGTCCAGACCCATACGATGTAAGTGGATGGACCGAATATTGTGAAGCCAGCCGACTAGCCAACGGTGGTCGACTAAGTTTCAGCAGTGACAAAAATCCTGAGCTAAAGAAAATGAGTGATAAAGCTCACAAGCTACTTACTAAGATCGAAAAGGCATATACCAAAGAAGATGAAGAAATGATGATTCGTCTTATTAAAATTCGAGAATCACTTTGGACATAGAATGTCGTAAAGGACATCGAACGTGGATTGCAGAAGTTTGGAGCGATGATACATCTGAACCTCTAGTTGAACAAGGGTTTAACGAGCCTTATCCCGAAGAAACTTATACAGAAATGAATCAGTGGTGTATTGATACACTGGGTTATCATGCTCGTACAGCTTATCATATTTTTGAGTTTAAAAAACGTTCAGACTTAGACTGGTTTATTTTAAGGTGGCAATAATTACAATATGACTAAAGATATTATCTGGCTGAGACAAGCAAAAACAATACTGGACAGGACCGGTCCTGGAATGTGTCTTGCAAAATGGTTGCAGGTTACCTTGCACTTGCAAAATGGCCACACCCATAGTTGTCATCACCCTAACACTCATAAGATTCCCTTGGAGGAAATTGCTGAGGATCCCAGTGCTTTACATAACACTAAATTCAAAAAACAGCAACGTGAGCTAATGATGACTGGTAGTAGACCAGAAGAATGCCACTTTTGTTGGCAAGTAGAAGATACTGCACCAGCAGACAGTGACATCTTTAGCGACAGGGTGTATAAAAGTGCAGACACATGGGCTGGAAAAGATCAATATTTTAATGTAATGTATGCAGGCCATGAACGCAATATCAAGCCTACATATTTAGAAGTTAGTTTTAGTCATGCCTGTAATTTTAAATGTTCATATTGCAGTCCTCACATTAGTTCTAAATGGATGGAAGAAATTGAAAAGTTTGGAGGGTACCCAACTACGTTACAATACAATAATCTTGAGCATACTAAACATCAAGATAAAATGCCTATTCCATTGAAGGAAGACAATCCTTATGTTGAAGCATTTTGGAAATGGTGGCCTGAGGTTTATTCAACCCTCCACACATTTAGAATTACCGGCGGCGAGCCACTAATGAGTAAAGATACATTTAAAGTACTCGATTACATTATTGAAAATCCAAATCCTAATTTAGAATTAGCTATTAACAGTAATTGCGTATTACCAGACAAATTGTTTGATAAGTTTCTTGAAAAAATTAAAATTATTCAAGAAAACAAAATGGTTAAAAAATTCACTTTGTTTACTAGTGCAGAAGCATATGGTGCAAAAGCCGAGTACATTCGTAACGGCATGGACTACCAAGTTTGGTTGGATAATTGTCATAAATTTTTAGAACAAGTTCCTAGTGCTAATTTTAGCATAATGTCAACATACAATGCTCTTTCAATAACTTCTTATACAGAATTTTTAAAAGATGTATTGATAATGAAATTAAAATACTATAAAGAGGATCGTTCGATTAGTTTGGATATTCCTTATTTGGACAATCCAAAATGGATGAGTGTACGTATATTGCCAATCGAATATATTGATATGTTATTGTTACAAGTTCAATTTATGAAAGCTAATCATTGCGATGGTAAAGGATTTCAAGATTGGGAAATTAATAAATTGGACAGGATTCAATATTTGATTAAACCAACTAAAGATCCAAATCATTTAAAAGATTTTGCTTTATTTTTTGATGAACACGATCAGCGCCGACAAACCAATTTTTTGGAAACGTTTCCTGAATTAACCAAATTGTATAACTACTGTAAAAGCATCACTTGACATTCGTGTTTTTTGGTGTTATACTACTAGTATTGTAAATTAATTAGGAGCTCTGAATGGCTAAGACAGCAACCAAAACTCGTGTAACCAAAAAGCAAGTAATTGCACATCGCAGCAAGACTCCCAAAGACCACAGTCCAACTTGGGATAACTGTGAGCAAATGGACGCCAGTCAATTTTTGCGTCATTGGCATGGTGCAATGAGTTACTACCGCATGGAATTTAGCGGCAAAGATTTGAAGCCTGCTATTGTTAAATGGATGACTACAGTTGGTTGTACTAAAGAAGATGTTACGGCTTTCAAGAAAACCAAAGATAATCGTTGCAACGTTACAATGGGCGCCATTGCAAGTTGTTTGCTTCGCGGCATGCCTGCTATCCGTGCTGATTTTAATCAAGGCCGTGATACTGCTGCTTGGTTACGTGAATCTATTAACGAAGTTATAGAGCAAGGTAAACATGACGTTGAAGATGAAGTTGTTGTTGATAGTAAACCCGCTGTCGTACAACCAAGTATCCAAGACCGTGTACGTGAATCAGCTTACAAAATGACCGAAGAAATTGAAGACGCCATTGAAGGCTTTCAAGCTGACCCGGAAAACTTTGATCCAAAAGCATTCAAAGTTTTGAATTTGCTCAAAGGTAAAGAAGCCAAAGCAGCTCATGCTCGTATTATCAAAGGATTTTACAGCCGTGATTTAGCCGAGCTTGAAGAACTTGCTAGCGGCAAAGCAGACGAGCAGTTGCGCGAGGGTTACAGTCATCGTAGCCGTAAACAGATTAAGAATCTGATTGCATTCTATCAAGAAATTATGAGTGCTTGTGATATGCTTGGACAAGAAGCTAAAGTTAATCGCAAGCCACGCAAAGCCAAAGTTGTTCCTAAGGACAAAATTGTTGCTAAACTCAAGTTTAAAAAGACTGATGAGCCTTTGAAACTTGTAAGTATTAATCCTGCTGACATTATTGGTAGCAAAGAATTGTGGATTTTTAACACAAAGACACGTAAACTTGGCAAATATGTTGCCAATGAATACATGGAATTGGGTGTTAAAGGCACTACAATCACAGGGTTTAACGAACATACTAGTATTCAAAAAACTATTCGTAAACCTGAAGAAAAGCTCAAAGAGTTTAAAGCAGCAGGTAAAGTACAGTTGCGTAAGTTCTTAGAAGATATTAACGCTACAGACACTAAGATGAACGGTCGTATTAACGAAGAAACTGTACTACTCAAAGTAGCATAAACAAAATAGGGCCTACGGGCCCTATTTTTTTGGCTGTACGTTACTCTTAGTCTAAGATAAATACTGGACAAGAGACCTTATTATGAGCCAAATTTTTACCATCCAAGACGACAAAGTTATTATTAAAAAACTCGCTGTAGACGAAATACAAGGCGATGTAACCCTTGCAGGTACGCTTACTGTAAACTCATTAAATGTATTAGATCAAGAGCCGCAAACCGCACTCGCGGTAGACTTTGGCCAGTGGAGCAGTTTAGAAGAAACAGACTTATACGATAAGGGAATAACATGGACGTGGGGCGCACAGACCGTAACTTTAGGTTATAGAAGCGGTGCTCGCATGTGGTCCAGTGCAGATTTTGATCTTGCTAACAACAAGTCTTTTATGATAGAAGGCGTGCCTGTACTGAGCAAAGATAGTCTAGGTGGCGGGATTACAAAAAGTAACTTAAAAGAACTAGGATCACTTCGTCAACTACGAGTCAACGGTGATGCAACTATCGCAGATTTTGCAGTTTTTAATAGCTCGTTTGGACGTCTCGGACTTAATACTGACAGCCCTAACGGTGTTCTTAGTATTGTCGATAACAATGTTGAAGTGGTCATCACGTCACCAAGAGATAATTTAGCACAAATTGGTACATTCACCAATCATGATCTAGAACTGATTTCAGATAATCTGCCAAGAGTAACTCTTAAAAATAACGGACAAGTTATTTTTGGTAACGAACAAACAAAAAATGCAGATGTTAAGATATATGGAACACTAACTGTCGATACTGTTGTAGCAGACAATCGAATTGACCGCTACAGTCCTTTAGAATTTAAGACAAGTAAAGATAGAGGAATTTATGGCCAAGGATTAATTTGGACTGGTACTGGTGATATGCGTCAGTTTATCATGATGGCCAATCCTGACAGAATACTTAGCAGTGAATCAATTGACTTAGCCGAAAGCCAAAGTTACATGATTGATGGTAAGACAGTAATTTCTGCTGCAAGTTTAGGTAATTCTATTACTCAATCAAACATATCAAAACTAGGAACCCTAGAAGAATTAAATGTTGCGGGCGAAGCAACTTTTTATGAAAGACTTAATGCTACAAGGGCAGTTGTTGATGCAAGAGTAATTAGATTTTTAGATACTTCTGAATTTACTATCAGTAACGGACTCTTAAGTTCAAATAATAAGATAACCTTCCAAGTAAATGGCATTGATAAATTCTATGCGGATAATAACGAAACTATTATTGGCGATGTAAGAAACAATAGAAATGTAATTAAAGTATTTGGTTCAATGTCAGTTGGTATCAATAATCCCCCTGAAGATGTTGATCTAGCGGTAAAAGGAAATATCCAATTTGCTGATAAAAAATTTGTAACTGGATCTTCAATCCCATCAGCAGGAGATTTTTCTAAAGGCGACATTTGCTGGAACTCTAATCCAACTCCAGACAATTATGTTGGTTGGATTTGTACTGAATCAGGAGCGCCAGGAAATTGGTTACCATTTGGTATGATTTCTCGCCAATAATATTGACCTTACCTTATAATAGTGTATAATTAATATATTGCGGACTTAGACGCTCATCCCGCATTATAAACTCTGCGTGTCATTGCTAAATCTTAGGAGATAACAATGGCAAAATATCTTTCGACAAAAACTTACGGTAACGACAGAGGGCTGTCATGCTGTTTTAGACAGTGGCGTAGTACACATAGTCACTGCTCATTACTACACGGATACTCAATTGGTATCAAATTAATTTTTGAATCTGAAACATTAGATGATCGCAATTGGGTCATGGACTTTGGTGGACTCAAGGCATTTAAAGAATGGAGTGAATGGCAGTTCGACCACACTACTGTAATGGCTTTAGATGATCCGCATCTTCCAAAATTCAAAGAACTTGCCAAGTTAGGCAAGCAAGCAGAAGGCGGCGTACTAGATTTACGTCTGGTAGAAGCTGTGGGCTGTGAAAAGTTTGCTGAATTGACTTACAAGACTATGAACGAAATTCTAGAAGCATATAAGGCAGGCCGTGGTTGGACGCATCCAGATGGACGTATATTTGAAGCACGTTATCCTGTTGGTCAAGGTGTTCGCTTACGTTCAGCAGAAGTATTTGAACATGCAGGTAACTCAGCAACCTATGAAGGATGATTAGCCTAGAAAAAATTTGGCGCATTTGGGCCAAGGCTTTAGGAGAAAAATCAGGCAGTTCGGACGCAGAAGCGGACCGAATTGCTTGCATTAGAACGCTAATTGTGTTAATATACATTATCACAAACTTTTTTATAATTGCAGGCGTCATAAGGCATTGGTAATGGGCAAAATAGGCTTTGCGTGTAAATGGATCGATCACGCCGATCAAGTAAACGGCATCAAGAAAGATGATGATGCCAAACAGTATAACACTGGTACAACTACCATAACTTGGTTAAATAGACAAAGCAAGGACGTTGCTGAACAACGCTTGTGGGATCTAATGGTCCAAAATCTAGCGGCTACACAAAAACTAGTAGACCGTGTAGGAGAACTTGATGAAAATCTTAGGATGGTTCGCCTTAGTAGCGACATTCTTCCTGCTTATACCGAGCCTAGTTGGAGTTATTTTTGGCGCAAGCCTGACGTTGTCAGCTATCTTGAGCGCAATTTTAGCCTTATTGGTGATAGTGCTCGTGCAAGCAATACCCGTGTTTCTATGCATCCTGGCCAGTTTGTTGTTCTTGCTAGTATTAACGAAGGTATTGTTCAACGATCAATAGAGGAGTTTGAATATCATGCAGATATGGCCCGCTACATGGGTTTCGGTAAACAATTTCAAGACTTTAAAATCAACGTCCACATCTCGGGTAAACAAGGTCCCGAAGGTATTCGAACTGCCTACAAAAGACTTACCCCCGAAGCAAGAAACTGTATCACTATCGAAAACGAAGAAAACGCCTGGGGCTTAGATGATTGCCTTACTATTTCTGATATTGTCCCTATTGTTCTTGATATACATCATCATTGGGTCCGAGAAGGAGAGTATATCAATAGTCAAGACTCAAGAGTTAAACAGGTTCAAGCGAGTTGGCGTGGCGTTCGTCCTGCTATGCACTACAGCATATCTCGCGAAGATATACTCACCGGACACAGTACAAACATTTTGCCAGATTACAAAGCTCTGTTAGAATCTGGATATAAAAAAGCAAAACTCAGGGCACACTCAGATTTTTATTGGAACAAGGAAGTTAACAATTGGGCAATAAGTTTTCTAGACCAGTTCGACATAATGTGCGAAAGCAAAGGCAAGAACCTCGCCAGTATGGAACTGTACAAACAATGGAAGGGAATTCAATGATGACACGCGAAAAGCTAATAAATCATGTAGAACATTTAAAAGAAAAACATGATGAATTAGACAAGCAGATTCAGGTACTATACGAGCATCATACAAACGATTTTAAAATTGAAGATCTTAAAAAGAAAAAACTCAAACTCAAAGATGAGATTGAGCAAACTAATAAAAAAATAAACGACATAAAATAAAAGGGCCAAGGGCCCTTTTATTATGCCTTAGGTTGTTTAGGAGCCCTTGGCTTACGAGGCTTTGCACTAGTTTGTTTTTTTGGTGCGCCTTGTTTCTTTGGGGCTGTTTTCTTAACAGGCTCTATACTAGCAACAACCGCTTCAGTTGCTTTTTCAGATACAGAAACTGGTGTTTAGCGTAAATATGCTACTATTATTAAATTATGCATAAAAATATACCACTTGTTGTAATATCTTGTATTAGAGACATCGATATGCTTACTTTACAAGCTCACAGTCTATATGTCTACTACGAAAGTTGGTTGGCAGACGGCCAACGATCGGCAGATATTTATATTGTTGTTAATGAATCAGGCAACGATGTTAATACATGGAATGATCGATATCGCAATAGCATAGAACAATGGCTTAAACCATTTAATGTAAAGTTGTTATATAAAGACGATTTTCTAGGCGACTGGCACTTATGGATTCCAAGTGTAGTTAATCCGTGGGCAGTTGGTTGGGAAGTACAACAGATACTAAAACTAGCTGTAGCTACACACATCGATGCCCCAGGATATTTAATTTTAGATAGTCAAAACTTTTTAGTTAATTTATGGAGTACAAAATTTTATCCGGTAGTTGATAACAAGATACCCTATAGGCCAGCAAATTTTAATATGCCAATTGACATGTGGCAAAGTTATTGCCGTGCATTAGAAATTAATATCGCACCCGATGAAAAAACTCTTAATATCTGTACTCCCTTATTCTTTCATACAAAACTAGTTCGATCCTTGTTATCATCAAAGAAAGACTTGATTGAGTTTACTCGTTGGTTTAAAACAATATCTAATTCAAAAAGCGAATTCACTTTGTATTATCTTTGGGCAGAAAAAAATGGAGGAATTGCAAAATATCATTATGAAGCTCCTAGTTGGGGCGGATATTATTTGCGAGACAACCCTAACTTTGATCAGGAGTTTAAACACTACTTGTCAAATTTAAAAACAGTTGCGAGACATGCGTGGACTTCTATTAATCACCGGGCATGGGGAGATATGAACGAGCAACAGTATAAAGAGCTACAGGTAGAACTAGACAAGTTACACTTATATGGTGGTTATTTTGACGACTATCGTAGTAGTTATGTTAATATCAAATTCTAAATAAATATGCCAAGTACCGATTTGCCTGTAGTCACATTGACTGTATCACTTGAAAACTGGGAAAGCAGTGATTTTGGGATCCTCGGAAGCCCAGTTGACTACTTGGCAGAATATTTATATGTATAACTTTATCAAATACTGTATTAACGAAAACAAGAAAAAAACGCTAGTTCAAGCAAACCTACCCTATCCAAGAAATGGCCTGGGCAAAAGTTTGAGCAGGGCTGCTATTGACTACCATTATGGCAAACTTTATAAAGCCTATGTAGATCGATATAACGAAGGCGAAGGTGATCCAACGTTTAACGAAGCTGGTGCGTTTTTACATGAGATTTATTTTACTCAATTTAAGCGTCCTACAAATTCAAATAAACCAGACGGATCAGCTGGTGAATTTATAAACAAACATTTCAAAACCTTTGAAAAGTTTCGCAGTGAGTTTGAAAAAACTGCCATGGGCATACAAGGCAGTGGCTGGGTCTATTTGTCCGACAAAGGACAAATAAAAACTATTGTTAATCACGAAATCAAGCAAGACATTGTTCTATTGATTGATTGGTGGGAACATGCCTGGGCATTGGATTTTCAAGCAGACAAGAAAAAATATCTCGAAAATCAATGGAAAATCATTGACTGGAATGTAATTAGTTCTAGAGTTGGTCTATCGTCTTAAGACTGCTTACGGGCATATCCCACACCTTACGTGCTTCAACGCCCTTGCTCTGAGCAAACTTTTTAGCATCACAATTACCACAAACATGATACACGTTATTAGTTAAACGTTTAGGATCCATGTTTCCCCTATCACGCTTGAACATACCGCTACAACAATCGCACTGAAATATCAGCACCGTTTTTTTACGCATATAGGCATGCATAGTACCATACTTACTCTTGCGATAATGACATTGTTGGGCGTATTCTTGTCCTAAGTACATAATACTATTTACATTAAGGTTATAAAAATCATTTGATAAATATCATATCGAGGGCAATCATGATAACAATTTCAGACTCAGCAAAGACAAAAATTAAAGATTTACTCTATGAAGAGGGCAATCCTAACTTAGCACTACGTACATTTGTACAAGGCGGAGGCTGTAGCGGATTTAGCTATGGTTTTACGTTTGATGAAGTGATGAACGAAGATGATTTTGAAATTCCTTTAGATGAATTTAAATTGCTTGTAGACAGCATGAGTATGCAATATCTACAAGGCGCAGAAATAGACTACAAAGAAGAAATTATGGGTAGTTCTTTTACAATCAAAAATCCTAACGCAACTACTACTTGCGGTTGCGGATCAAGTTTCGGAGTATAATAAATGGCAAAGCAGATAGTTGATATTGGTGTTCAGGGCAACGACGGTACTGGTGACAGTATTCGTGAATCGTTCCGCAAAGTAAATGAAAACTTTGGCGAACTGTATGCAGTTTTTGGTGTTGAAGGTGCTATTAATTTCACAGATTTAAGTGATGCTCCTAGTTCTTATGATGCTAATCAAGTTATTATGGCTAACCTTTCTGGCGACGGTTTGACTGCTAGAACGCTAATAGCAGAAGGCGCATTAGAAATTGATGACACCGACGAAACAAAATTAATTCTTAGTGTTGGCCAAAGAGGTCTTGCAGACGATACAAGCCCATCATTAGGGTATTCATTAAATGCCAATGGATTATCTATCTTTAATATGGCCACACCTACGTCGGCCATTGCACAGAATATCTTAGAAGACAATCCAACTATTGCACCTAATATCAATGCTGTATTTGATAAAATGGTTATTAACAAAGAATATGCTGACGAGCATTATCTTGGCATTGATGAAAACGGAGCAGTTGTAGGAGCACTGGCCGTAAGAAATGAACCACAGTTTCCAGAGTTTACAAATCCAAACTACAATCCTGATTTAACTGGAAACTTTCTTAAAAATGAAGCTGTTCAACGCCAACATGTTGTTTATCGTGGTGGAGACACCATGTCTGGGCCATTGTTTTTAAATGACCATCCTACACCGTTACAAGGATACGGCACACCTAACGGTGCAACAGACTTACAAGCGGCTACTAAATTTTATGTAGACAATCAAACATTTTCAAGCGCAATAAACTTGTATGTTAGTACAGCCTCGGGCGATGATTTACAACAAAGAACTCCAGTTGGTAAAGAAGGTCGATTCTGGCAATATGCCTATAAATCAATTGGCGCAGCATGTTTAGCCGCTGAAAACTTACAAGACATTGCTAATTTTGAACCAGGTCCTTACAGACAAAGACTTAGTTATACTATTGGTCCAGATCAATTTTTTAGTACTATTTCTGATTTCGTATTACAAGATGGTAATACTGCGGTTGCTGGATATCAAGATGCGTTTGATTTATTGCAAATTAACAAAGACTTTATTCAAGCAGAAACTATTGCTTATGTTAACAACAAATATGTTAATACTTTTACCTATGACAAAGAAAAATGTCAGCGAGACGTTGCTTATATTTTAAATGCTGTTGGTTACGATATTGTTCTAAATACCACATTTAACAGCAACAGGGCCGCTACTTTTTACTTTAACGGAACAGGCGACAAGGTCATTGGATCACAACTGATACAAACTATCGAAGCCATCAAATATGCCAGAGACGAAATACTTAATTTCCAGTATAGTAATACTGCCCTTAGTTTATATATTGGTCAAATTATTGATGCTCTTTGCTACGATTTAGTTTTAAAAACTAACTACCAAAGTTTGCAGATAGCTAACATATTTGGATTCTCAGGTTCTAATATAAGTGTTGCTGAGTTAGTCGAAGTACTCTTAGACTTGCAGGCAAGTATTCTAGCACTTCCTTCTGTTTCATCTATACCTATAGCAGTTTCTTCTATACAAAATAACATTAATGCTATGATTAATGTTGTTACAGGAGACGAGTGGCCTGCTGTTGAGTTTACTGATCAGCCAGATTCTTCTGTTGGCCAAACTAGTGCTAGAGATTTAATGTTAGCAAACATCGATTTCTTGCAAGCAGAAACTACAGCATTCCTTGGATCAGAATTTCCAAACTTATCCTATGACAGAAACGCCTATAAAGACAATATTGAATATATTGCTTGGTCAGTAATTTATGACTTTATGTATGGCGGCAACAGTCAAAGTGTGTTTACAGGATTAACATTTTGGGACGGCTCGACTAGAAAAATCGAAGAGTACGAAGTTACACCATTTATAGCTCTGCTAGATTATATCAAAACTTTAATTGTTGATATAGTCAATAGTGATAGCCCAACTACTGTTTATCAACAAAGTGTTAAACAATATAGAAATGAAACTCTTTTAAATGGTGGAGATGTTATTCCTTCTACCGATGCAAATATTGATATTATAAAAGATATTATACTTGATAAAACTGATGCTCCTTCTGTAGTATTTCCAGCATTTGTTTCTGCTGCTAGTGCGTTAAAAACAGCAAGGACATCAATTCTAACTAATAAATCTGGTTTCCAATCAGATGCAATTAACTACGTTGAAGACAATTTTCCTGTAATTAACGACCCGGATATTTTAGATGATATCACTGATAAATTTCAAATAATCATTGACTTATTAACATTTGGTTTTTCAACTAGAGTTAATTCAACATATACTGCACCAGCTGGTATATCTGATTCGTATACAGATGCAAAAATATTAGCTATGGCTAATATTGACTTCATTGCTGACGAAACACTAGGATGGTTAACTACAAATGAACCTGCTTATGTGTCTGCTCCAACGTTTGATTCAGATGTTTTCAAACAACACATTAAAGATTGTGTGGAAGCTAGCATTTACGACCTTTACTATGGCGGCAATTCTGCAGCTAGATACAAAGGCGAGCAGTTAGAAATAGACGGACTAAACGACACTTCGTTCTTAAGTGCAGTAGAGTTTGCAGGTACATTACTAACATTAAACGTTGTTCAAAATACTGCTCCAGGAACTACATATAGTTCAACTCCTCAATTTATTGACGCAGTTTTATACCCGGACGGAGGCTTTGCTTCAGCACCGTTAGGTTTGTCATTTAGCTACATTAGTATTGTTGCAGACGGTGGGGAAGGTCCTACTGTTGCTTATCCTAATTTAGCAGGATATGACAGTGACTATATCAGTGCTAAAAACATCATAGATCTTAACACTGATGAAATTAAAGTAAACACAACCGACTGGTTAGATGTAAACTATAAAGGCGGATTTAATTACGACGAAGCCGTTTGCTATCGCGATGTAGGGTTAATTGTTGATGCTATGAGTATTGACTTGATTACCGGCGGTACCTATCAAAGTATTAATGCAGGTAAGAGTTATTATAGAAATGCCAGTGCTCGTGCCATTGCTATTGGTACACAATATAAAGAAACATTAGATGCCATTAATTTTGCTAAAGAACTGCATTTACAAGTACTACAACAAATAACTGCCAATAGATTTCAAACATTAGTTCCACAAGTTTTAAATCCTGCCAAAGTTGCGTCTTCTGCATCAATTGCCGATTTAACAACAAACGTTAATACTATGATTAGTATCATAGAAGGAGGCGTTGGTGTAGCACCAACCCCAACATTTGGTACTGGTATATGGAATGTTATAATCAGTAACGGTGGAAATGGTTATGTTGACCAAGGTGCTCCAGGAAATAATGACATTATTGCTGCTAAAGTTTTAGTTGGTATAGATACTGCGGCTTACGGAAATATTGTAAAGTACACTCCAGGAACTAGCTCAGGCGGCGACACTATTCAAGTAAGGTTAACAAAACCAGGATTTTTTACAATTGGTGAACAAATTGAGTTCGGTGAGACTGTACAAGACCAACACATAACAATTTTTGTTGAAACTGGTATCTACTTCGAAGATTACCCAATCAAGTTACCTCCAAACACAAGTATTAAAGGAGACGAATTCCGTAGAACGATTGTTCGTCCAAAGGATAGGATTAGTCAAAGTCCATGGCGTAAAGTTTTCTTCTACAGAGATGCTGTTATCGATGCATTGGAACTGGGTCCTATTAATTATGGTACCGATTATGCAACATCTTCTAGTATAATCTTAGGCGGCACCACAGATAAAATTGTTATTACATTAGGTACCGGACAAGTTCCAAGTTCATGGGTTGGCAAAATTTTAATGGACGACAACGGAGCCAAGGAAGCAACTGGAACTTCTGTAACTAATAATAGAGTTACAACATTTACTCCGCACGGATTCGATGCAGGGGATCCTGTAATATTTAGAGGAACTACATTTGGTGGAGTTAATGAAGGAAAAATTTATTATGTATTAAGTACTCCAACTACTTCAACATTTACTATTACAGAAAAAGAAGGCAGTTCAATAGTAGTACCACTTACAACTGCAACTGGAAGTGTGCTAGTGATGAAGTCTAACAGAAGAGGTAAGGCTATTGTTGACTCTGTTAGCGGAAACTTCATGAACTGTAGCGTAATCTATCCATTCCAAACTGCAGCAACAATTTCTGGCGGTGACTGGCATTTATATGATCCGCTCAACTACGGAAGACATTATCTGTTGAACCCGCTAGATGCAACTAGCGAATCAAAAAATAATAAAGAAATCGATGCATTTTTATGTAACGATCAAACAAGAATTAGTAATCTAACATTCCAAGGACACGGCGGTTTTGCCATGGTACTTGACCCAGAAGGTCAGATTAAAACCAAGTCACCATACGGACAAGTTTGTTCATCATTCAGTCAATCAAATAACCGTAAACGATTTGCTGGTGGACAGTTTGTTGACGGTTTCACTGGACGTCTTAGAGGAACTATTACAAAAGTTGAATACGATGGAGTTGAAAATTACGATTTAACTCAGTTAATTTCTGGTAGCGGGTATTTGCCTGCGACCGGAACAACTACTTACAACAATGTTCCAATTCAAGGAATTACTTTTACTGCTTCAAATACTTACACATCTGTAAATCAAGTTAAACTTGATACAGTAGTAAATCTTGTTGTAGGTAGTGCAATCACATTTACTGGAACAGTCTTTGGTGGAGTTGAAGAAGGAGTAAGATATTATATTACTAATATTGATTCACCAGTTGACAAATTAGTAAAAATTAGTAAAGTACAAGGTGGAACAAACGTTCAACTGACTACAGCTTCGGGTACTATGACTGCCACCACAGGAGGTACTGGAGCGACTGCAAACGTCACTGTCACTAACGGTTTAGTCACAAACGTTGTTTCTAATGTTCCTGGAGAATATTATAAAACAGGCGAATGGATCTCGGTTGCTAATACCAATCTAGGCGGCTCTGGTTCTGGATTCCTAGTACCTGTTAATGGTGTTAACGGTAAAGGAACAAAGATTACTGTACGAGGTTCAGTCAACAGCGGTTTAGATATTCGTCCTCCTCAACCACCATGTGCTTTCTTTGTTGAAGGTAGTCGTTATCAAATTAACGATGTTATAGCATGGAACCCTAACGCTTTTAATTACGACGAAGCTAAATGTAGCAGAGATGTAGGATACGTAGTTGAAGCGGTTATGTCAGACATTGTGTTTGACACAAATTATTCTTCTGTTGTAGCAGGTTTATCTTATATTAGAAGTTACAGCTCAGTAGTTACTACCAGTCAAAAAGAACAAACTATTGCAGGCATGAATCGTGCTAGAGATTTAATTTACGATCTAGCTAATGACAATGCAACAAAAACTCAAATTAGAGCTAAGTTTAAAATTGTAACTGATATAATTAATGCGGTTAGTGCAAGTGCTGCACCAGCATTAACATTTACCAATCCAACTACAACAGCTCCAGTAATTGATTCTTTTGCAATTTTAGGAGCAAATCGTCAATTTTTAATGGACGAAATTACTGCATACATTACTGACCAATCTATTACTATTGGTAGTTATGACGAAGATAGAGATGTAAGCGACTTAGTTAATGCAATGGCATTTGATATATTGTATGGCGGCAATTCTGCTACAATTATTGCAGCTCGCGCATATTTTGACGGAACAAATCAAAACATAATTGCATCAGAATTATCTTCCTATGTTGCTATCTTTAATCGTTTAAAAAATATTATCAATTATATTATATTAGGCGATGCTGTATCTTGGACAAAATCTACTGGAAACACATCTACTCAGACAACTACAAGCCCTGGAGATTCTACAAATGCCACTAAGGCACAAACATTAACACAAATTGTTTTAGATATTATCCAAGGAATTTACGGAGATACTCCAGTTCTTCCATCATATGCAGATGGTGCTGAATATGCAACAGCAGGTGATGACCAAACAACAATCCTTGGCAATATTGTTTCTGTTAAGAGCGGGGTAATAACTTTCCTTAATACAAACTACAAAGGCGGAGAAGTAGTTTTACAATTAGATAATGCAACACCTTATAATGCAGCAGGATTTTATAATAACGAAATATGTTACAGAGATACTGGTTTAATTTTAGATGCTGTAACATATGATCTTGTAATTGGTTCTAACTATCAAACTGTAACTGCTGGTATTTCATATACACGTTCTACAGCATCTCTTGTATTAACTAATCAAAAATCTCCAACACTTGCTGGATTAAATTATGCAAGAGATTTAGCACTATCTGAATTGTCAGATGCATCAGCTATTGGGTCGTTAACAACATCTATGGCTGTCATTAATTCAGTTATAGAACAAGGTGTTGCAGCAGCACCAACTATAACATATCCAACTGCTTCTGGAATCACAACTGCTGACGCAGAAAAATTAAAGAATAATCTAGTTGCTAATAGGGCGTTTATACAAAACGAACTTGTTTCCTATGTAGCTAGCTCGTATAATCTCAAAAATTATCCCTTGTATAGTTCAGTAAATGCTTCAAGAGATTTTGGATATATGCTAGATGCTATGGTGTACGACTTCATGTACGGAGGAAACTCCATGACGTATGATGCCGCACAAGCGTATTATTCTAAAATAACAGGAGTAAGCACTATTGCTGGATTGCAGCCAATCTATATAGATGCATTTAGTAGATTGCAAACTGTTTTACAACAGATAGCAGTCAACACAACTGTTACTAGATCAAGCGGCAATATTTTAGTTCAAACTGTAAATGCAGCTTTTGTTATTGGTTCTGGTACAGCAGAATACGCTAAAATTGCTACCTTAGTTAGTATAGCTCAAGACTACATCTTAGACGGAGACTTTGATACTCCAACTACTAGAACTAGTCCCGATATCGCTGGCTTAGATCCTACTTTAGTAGCTGAAAAGGCAGCGGTGGATAGTGCCAAGACATCTATTCAACAGTCAGTTATAAATTATCTAAATGACGGTGGACGCTTAACTATCAACATTGAAATGGGCGGTAACAAATCAATGTTGGCCAACGACTTTGCTATGATTAACGACTTGGGCTATGCTATTGTTTGTAAAAACGGTGGTGTATCAGAACAAGTGTCAACGTTTACATACTACTGTCATACTCACTATTGGGCTGCTGACGGCGGACAAATTCGTTCCGTTGCAGGTTCAAATGCACATGGTACATACGGTCTACGTGCTTCAGGATTTGATATTACAGAAAAACCTGATTCGGTTAACCTTGCCAATGACATGGTTCAAGTTGCTCGTGTATATAAAGCAGGATCGTTCTCCAGCGAAATGACACCTACTGTAAACAAACAAGCTCTTAGTGTTTACATCTATGGTTACAGTTATACTCCAACTAATACTAGCGAATTTGAAATTGATCATAGTATGGCTGGCGGTGCAATTACTCGTTATGAAATAAGCAGCGTAGAACATACAGTTGTTACTATTGGCGGTGTAAACGTACTTAAATGTAATCTAAGTACAGCAGGTAATAGTGGAACATCTAGTACTGGACTAGCATTTGCATTGTACGACGGTCAGATGGTTACAATTCGTGCATTACAGAATGTTAAATTTAATAATATTGCTAACGTTAATCCAACTCGTCCAAGTACTGCACTACAATACAACGATAACTTAGCAGATATCTATCGTATTCTTGCTTATAACTTAAACGATTCAACAGGAGAATTACTAGATAGTAATATTTCTATTCTTCAATCAGACAGTTCATTTGATTATTATAAATTTACAACAGATTTATCTAATGTTGGAACAGTAGACTGGGATGAAGCTATTTTAATTACAGGTGCAAGCGGTGATGGATCAACTGTTACTGTAACTTATGCCACACAATCAAGTGCTCCATTTATAGTTGGCGATTTTATTACAGTCAACGAAGTTGTTGATAGTGGTGTTTCAACAACTGCATATAACGGTGCGTACCGTGTTACTGCCTGTACAACTACACAAGTACAATTTGCTAGTACAGTTACAGCAACGTATGTTGGTGGTGGTTATGTTGGTTCTAAGACACAAGGTTCGCGTGTTGGCGACAATAAGATTTCTATTCTTGAACTTAGTCAAGCCACAATTATTAATCAAATTAATAAAGGAATTTATCTGTTTGGTTGGCATGGCCGTACACACAGAATTGCAAGCTACACACCTCCATTAAAAATTGCGCAGGCCAGCACTTTAGTAAGCTGGACTCCTGGTACAAGAACTTTAGTAGTTGATGTTGTAGCTGGAACTATTGAAACAGGAGACATATTAACAGGAACAGGTTGGCCTGTTACTACCCCAGTCTATGTTGAAAGTATAACACTTCCAGTAAGTCCTGCAACTCAATATACATTAGTAATAAATTCAGCTACTGGTGTAACAACACCAAGTGGTACTATTACTTTTGGTATATCAAGAAGCGGTTATCTAAATATTGATCCAAACTCTCTTACAAATATTTTAGGCGATGGTAGTACATTACCAGCCGTATCTTATATTAGTAAAACAGTACCTGCATCAGGTTTAAAATTTGCAACATACGAAGTTGCATGGCAACCTAACTCTTTACCAATTGTTGATAACTGGTATAAATTTACTGGACAAACAACAAAGAACTATAACGACTGGAGACAGGTATCAAATGCTATTAGCGAAACACAAATTGCTGTTAGTGACATAAGCGGTCTTCAAGTTGGAATGCTTGTAACCAGTTTAAGTCCTGGTGCATATATTCCTGAAGGTACTATTATTCAAAGCATCGACAGTACAGCTAATACATTTACAGTAAGTCCTGCTTGCTGGGTACCAGCAGGGTCATTAGTTAGTTCGACTGTAGTTGCTACAGTAGCTAGTATTATAATTACTAATGCAGGTACAGGATATACAACTCCTCCAATTATAAGCATTGGTACTTTCCCTGCGACCAACGGAGAAATTGCAAGAGCATTGGCAACATGTACCGTTAAAAACGGATCTATTGAAACTGTTACGTTGGTAAGTCCAGGTTACGGATATTCAAGTACTCCACTAATCACTTTAAGTGTTGGTAATGCTGTTCTTACTGCTGTTCTAACATCTAGTCCAACAGTTAATACAACTGCTAGTGCAGGTATTAATACCAACAGAATTACAGTTGCATATCCAACTGATCCTGGAACATTTATATTAAATGATGTTGCATCAGTAACTGGTGCTATTGCTGACTCAGTTGGTGGAGTAAGTGCTGGTACTGTTCTCAATGTCACAGCAGTAAGCTCAGGAGTACTTAAAGTAGGTATGAGGCTGAGAGGCGATGGAATAAGTCCAAACACCTTTATTACTGCTTTTGATTCTGGTACTGGCGGAATAGGAACATATACAGTTAGTGTAAGTCAGTTACTTATTTCTTCAACAATTAATCTCGAAACAACTATAACTGGCTTTACCAGCAAAACTGGTCCTGCGGCATTTGAAGGAAGCATTAGCGGAACTACACTAACTGTTTCATCTTTAACATCTGGAACAGTTGGTATTGGACAACGAGTCAAAGGTACAGGTGTTTCAAGCGGCACATACATTACCGCAGGATCGGGCTCAACTTGGACCGTAAGTGTAAGTCAAACAGTTGGAGCTGGCACTAGTCTTACAACAGACTTTGGAGTTACATTAGACATTAATACAGAAGCAGTTGCACCAACTGCTGGTGTTTGGTACGATATAGAGATGAGTAGTAATCCGTTGTACAACGGGTTGTATTATGCTGTTGTTACTACTACTAGCAGCATTACATTCAACTATTCGTATGATCCAGGCACTTGGAATTCACCTATTACTGTAAGTGCGTTTACTTCTAAAACAGGATCTGGACCATACTTAGTTACACTTGAAATTCCTCTACAAGGCCAAGTGCCACAAATAGGAACACGTTGGGTAGTAGATGGTAATGGCACAGCCGATTACAATGGAACATTTGCTGTAACAGCTGCTACATCAACATCGATTACATTAAGTTACCCAAGTGATCCTGGCGCATATGGTGCGGGAACTACAACTTTAACTCCTGTAGTGAATGTCAGAAAACTGTCATTAAGTGCAACAAGCAGTCAACTAGGTTTAACAAAACCGTTTAGCTTAGGAACAGCCACAACCTTACGTGTAGGTTATCCAGCAGGTACACCTGCACAAATTACTACACGTATTAGTACATGCCGTGCAACAGGGCATGACTTCTTAGATATTGGTACTGGCGGTTATTCAACAACTAACTATCCAGTTCAGATTTATGGTAACCCTACACAAAGTAAACAACAGGCTAATGAAGTTTACGAAGAAGGTGTAGGTCGTGTATTCTACGTAACATCAGACCAAAACGGTATCTTCCGTGTAGGTCGATTCTTTACAGTTGACCAAGGCACTGGTACTGTTACATTCTCAGCGTCAATTGCGTTGAGTAACTTGGACGGTTTAGGATTTAAACGTGGTGTTGTTGTAAGTGAATTCTCAACAGATAGTTCAATGACTAACAACGCACCTGAAGTTGTTCCAGTACAAAGTGCTGTTCGTGGATACATTGATAAACGTCTAGGCCTGGATCACGGTGGCGGACCGGTTGCTTTAAGTAACTTAGTTGGTCCTGGATATATGGCCCTTAATGGTGCATTAACCATGAAGGGTAACATGAACTTAGGTACATTTGCTATTACAAATTTAGCAACACCTATTAGTACAGATCCTGGAACAAATGCTGCTAATAAAACTTACGTTGATACCGCAATAGCCGACTTCGATGAGTTTAATGAATTAAGAGATGTACAATGGACAAACTTACAAGAAGGTAATATTCCAGTATATGACCAAAGCACTTTAGTTTCTGTAGTTGGTGGTATTGGTAATGGAACAACTATTACACTTAACTTCTTAACACTAGCTAGTGCTCCGTTCCCAATTGGAAGTATTATTGTTGTAAGTGGTATCACTCCTGCAGGGTATAACGGAACATATATTGTAACTGGATGTACTACAAATAGTGTGAGTTATGCAAGCGTAGTAACCTTACCATATTCTAGTGGAGGAACTATTCTTGCTAATAAATGGCGTAATATTTTCCTACCAGACGACAGCGCAACTAGTGATGTATTGTTAACCTACAACGGTACAACAGGAAAAATAACTAGTACAATTCAAGCTCAAAAAATTGTCAACAGCATGGTTAGCCCAACTGCTGCAATCGCGCAGAGCAAATTGGCCATGAATGCTGCAACTTTAAGAGCAAATGCCACAAGCATTGCACAAGCAGATTTAGGTCTGGCATCGTTTAAATTAACCGAGTTTGATTCAACTAATGGTTGGATAGAATTAAAGAATGCAACTAGTTCTTCAACTGGTATTGTTTACAGCAAACTTCAATATGCTAGTCAAGGTACTGTCCTAGGCAGAGCCAAGACTGCTGGCACTGGCGCAATTGGTGAAATTGCGTTTGGAGATATTATTTCTGGCGGTGACGGTATTAAAAATGCAAGTTTTGGTTCTGGAGCTACTCCACTAACTGGCTATGCTATGTTAGTCAGCTACGACGGATCAACAACTAATAATAATACCTATAGTATAGTTAATGTAACAACTACTGGTCAAGCAAACAGTCTTGTTAAAACTGATGGAAGTAGTAATGTAAAAATTAACAGTGGACACGTAGATACTAGTGCAGGGTATTTTATTAGTACTAAGAAAATTATTGATGTTAATGGTTCTACAAATGCTGTACAATACTATACACCTGGCGGGCATAATTACTCATCAACAATAGGTACTAGTGCGTTAAACACTACGACAACTATGACGGGTGTTTTAGATATCACTGGCGGAACATTAAAATCAGTATCCTTAACTACTGGTGCTACTGGAACAGGAGGGACAATAACAGGTGCATGGCAACTTTCTGCACTAAGTCAATTAGACCTTGCTACAAATAATAATAACTTCTTTAGTAAAACATTGTTAGCTGGCCCTAATGATAACGACCCTGGATCAATTAGAGGTTACTGGTCACTAAGCGGTTCAAGTCGTTTACAAGCTACCTATGCTGACCTTGCAGAATACTACGAAGGTGATAGAGAATATAAACCTGGAATGGTATTAATATTTGGTGGTGACAAAGAAGTTACTACAACTACCACAATGAATGATACTAGAGCAGCTGGTGTTGTTACAACAAATCCTGCTTATATTATGAACCAAGATCAAAAGGGTATTAAGGTTTGTATTGCCTTAGCAGGTAGGGTACCGTGTTGGGTAGTTGGACGGGTTAAGAAAGGGGACTTGTTGACAACAGCAACTACTGTTGGTTGTGCAATGAAGGCAAATAATCCGCAACTAGGTTCAATTATTGGTAAAGCACTAGAGGATAAGGATTCAGGTGAAGCTGGTATTATTCAAGTTGCAGTAGGGAGAGTATAATGGCTAGACTAAACATTAATATTGGAACTACTAGTAACGACAAAACAGGCGATCCGTTACGCACAGCATTTGATAAAGTTAATCAAAACTTTGTTGAATTGTATAATCATGTCAGTGCTGATACACAGATACCTGTGCAAACTGGAAATAACGGAAAGTATCTCACAACTAGCGGAACTGCCCTTAGTTGGAGTACAGTATCTGTACCAACACTAACAAGTCAATTAACTAATGACAGTAACTTTATAGTAAAAGATACTGTTCCTGCAACACTAACTGGTTCAGAAGGAGATGTTGAAGGAACGGTTGCTTTTGACAATACTTACATTTACTACTGTACAGATGATTATGTAAATGCAGGTGGTGGCGGAGATGGAACGGCAACTCTTGTACCTAATCAACTAGGACAATCAGTAAATTCGTTGTCAATTCAAAAAGCAGGCCCAAGTAATACCGACTGGGCAGTACCGCAAGTTGGTTGGACATTGACTGTCAATTCTACTACTGTTACTATTGAAGAAATTACTACAGATGCAGATTTTGTTTATATAACTGTAAGCGGTTTTATAACATTGCCTATGACTGGTAGCATTACCTTTAACGAGGGCGGAGGAGTTCAACCAACTATCTGGGTAAGGCAACAGTGGGGAACTATTACCCAACTAGTTAACTCTACTCACAATGTAACATTAGATAGTAACGGTAATGTAACGTTTCCAGGCGGAATTACTGTTGCCAATTCGGCCATGGTCTATTCCAATGATGCTTTACAAAAAGATACTGGTGCAATTAACTGCCAAGGCAACACTAGTACTGTAGTTTATACAGCATCAGGTCAATATCAACACACTATAAAATTATTGATACAAGTTGAAGGAACTGTTGGTGCGTCTGCAGATATGGACACACAAGCGTGTGAAATGATCATAGCTAAAAGTTTTAGAGCCAATGCCATAGCCGCATCAGTGTACGGTGTTGTATATACCAGTGTAGCACCATTAGCAACATTTACAGCAGAGTGGAATGCACTAACTAACAGAGTAGAAGTGCTATGTACTGCTCCTGGTGATAACAACGTGAATGTCAAGATATTCGCTACAGAAATTTATACATCAGACTAACGGTAAATATTAAAAAGAGATAATAACATGCCCATTCAAACAATTAATTTAGGTAACTATGCAAATGATGGATCTGGCGATGACTTGCGTACAGCCTTTCAAAAAGTAAACTCTAATTTTGAATTAGTCGGAAGCACTTTAGGAATTATCAATGGAGAGAATCTTGGCTCTGGAGTTGGAATTTTTAAACGCAGGGATAACGACAACTTAACACTAGAATTTAAATCTTTAACTAGTACAGACAATAGTGTTGAAATTACTGCTAATCCAGACGGTAATACTGTAAATTTAAAAAATAATTCACTATTAGAAAACGATCCATCACCGTCACTAACAGCAGACTTAGAATTAAATGGAAATAATATTGTTGTTGGTAGCGAAGGATATGGAGATGTTCAAACTACTGTTTGGGGAATAGACGTAAGAAATGTTAACGGAATTCTTGAGATGTTGATTCAATCTGGATCAGTTACTTTAGATTTTGGATCGTTTGTAGACGGAACTACTGATATTCCAGATGCTCCAACAAACATAGTCGATATGAACGGTAATATTCCTGATTTCTTAGGATTTTCAGTTCCTGATCCATCAGGCATAAATTTAAATTTTGGATCTATTGCATAATATGTCATTAAATGTATGGACTAAACCAACCGGTTGGAATTTTGGTCAAGAGCCAGGTACGAACGTTACTGTGCCTTCAGGAAATTTTATTCCTGGATATCAGTATGTTATTCAATCAGTAGGTACTACAGATTTTAAAAAAATAGGTGCCGAACAAAGTATAGTTGGAACTATTTTTACTGCCGTAAACAACGGTGCTAATTCAGGACCAGTACAAATTAATCCTGAAACTGGTTTGTCTTTTACTAGTCCTGGTTCTGGGACAGCATCAAGATTAGCGTTTAGTGAAAGAAGTATGCTGAACATTTTACTACCAGTTGTAAATGAAACTGGTGTTAATTTTAATATTATATCTGGAAAATTACCCGGCGGTTTAAGATTAACTTATAACACAGAAATAAACAAGTGGGTTATTTTAGGATCTGCATTTGAAGTTCCAAGACTTACTACTTTTCAATTTTGTATACGAGCAAGTAAAAACGGAGAAATATCTGATAGAACCTTTTTTATGTCTATAGAAGGTGAAGACAAGCCTGAATTTATAACTAACGAAGGATTATTGGCGTTAGGAGACGATAACGAGCTTTTTGTTCCTGATAGCAGTTATGTAGATTTTCAAATTGAAGCAATTGATAAAGATACAACAACTGGTCAAAAATTAAGTTTTTTTATTGCTAAGGGCGATGGACAACTTCCTCCAGGATTAATTTTAACAAACGACGGACGTATTGTTGGCTTTGTACAACCTATTTTAGCAATAAAACCAGTTGACGGTGACGGAACTTATTCTAATAGTTATTACGATGCAGTTGCCTATGATTTTGCATTTATTCCAACCAACGGTTACGACAGTTATATCTACGATAGTGTATTTTTTGATTTTGCTTTGCCGTCTGCAAAACCAAAAAAATTAAATAGAACTTACGAATTTTATGTTACAGTAACAGATGGCGATAGTTTTGAAAGAAGACGATTTAAAATATTTGTTGTAGGAGATGATTATTTTAGAGCGGACAACACAACGTTGTTAACAGGCGATCCTCTTTTTACAACAGACGTGACTTATCTGAGGCCGCCGACTTGGTTGACTCCTAGTTATTTAGGTTTATACAGAGCTAATAATTATATTACTCTAGTACTAGATACATACGATACAGAAAATATAATTTATGGTTTAGAACCAATAAATGCTAATTGTAAAGCTACAACAAGAAAAATTTTGTCTTCCGATAACAGTCTTTCTGGAAATAAAATTACAATTACAAGAGCATCAGCACCGCCAACAGTAGGACATTTTTTAACGTTTCAAGGTAAAGTTACTGGATTAACTCAAATTTATCAAGTTACTAATATCCTTAATTTAGGCAACAATGAATATAGATTAACTGTAAACGATACGTTAGATGCTTCAATACCAGACGGTATTGAATTTTTAATAGGCACTATGAGTCAATTACCGCCAGGCATGCAATTTGACGAAAACAATGCTGAGGTTCATGGACTAGTTCCTTATCAGCCAGCGATTACTAAAACTTATAATTTTACCGTAGTTGCTTCTAAACTTGGCGACGATGATGAACGTGCAAATACTTATAAAATATTTACAGTTGATTTATTAGGAGAAGTCGATAGTGTACTTTATTGGAATTCTAATTCTCAGTTAGGAACAATTAATGCAAACTTTGTTTCAACACTATCAGTAAACGCCACATCAAACATTGATAACAACACCATTTTGTATACATTAACGTCCGGAGAATTGCCTCCAGGGTTAACATTAGATTTAAATGGTGAAATAGTTGGTAAAGTTACCCAATATGCAACATTAGACACAAATGGAAATATTGTTATACCAGGCCTGACAACATTTGATTTTACAACAGATGCAACTACATTCGATGGAGACTCAACAAGCACAGACAGGGTTTACGAGTTTACTGTCAAAGCACAAGACAAATACGGTTATAGTTCAATTACTAGAACTTTTTCAATAACAATTGAAACACCAAATCAGCAAGTTTTTAGCAACATCAGAGTTCAACCTTTATTAAAAACATCTCAAAGATCTTTGTGGAGAGAGTTTATTGATAATGCTTCAATTTTTACACCAACTAGCATATATCGAGGTAACGATCCAAATTTTGGAATACAAACAGATTTATCTATGATAATATTTGCTGGAATAGAAACTAAAGAAGCCGCAACTTATATTAGTGCTATGGGATTGAATCATAAAAGAAAACGTTTTCAATTTGGCGAAGTTAACAAAGCAGTTGCATATATTCCCGGTACTAAGACAGTATTGTATGAAATTATATATGTTGAAATGCTAGATCCTTTAGAACCCGGTGGCAAAGTTCTATCGCCAGAGTTAAAAAATCTTAGCAAAAATCCAGCAGGTATTACTGTCGATTCAAGTAATTCATTATGGAGTAGACAGCTTAGTGATTTGACAAAGGACGAGCCGTATAGTAAACGTCCAGAAAACAGTATAACTGTTGACAGTCAGGGGTATCAGGTGTCCGATCCAAATTTTGATACATATTTCCCTAATAGTGTAAGTATATGGAGACAGCGATTCAGCGACTGGAGCAATCAAGGAGATTCGTTTGCGGTGGAAAGAAACTACTTACCGCTATGGATGCGAAGTATTCAGCCAGGCTCCAAACAAGAAATTGACTTTAAATTAGCAATTCCTTTATGTTATTGTAAAGACGGCTTAGCCGATGATATCTTGCTTAATATAAAAAATTACATAAGAACTACAAATTTTAGCTTTAACCAGCTGGACTATACTGTAGACCGATACATAATTGATTCCGTTGAAGGATCAACCGCAGATAAATATCTAGTATTTAGAAATGATAGGATAACAATATGAGTAGCCAAATAGACAACGTAGGTATCGATAGCACATTTCCTGAAGCCGGAAAAGATAACGATAGCCAGGGTTTTAGAGATAACTTTGCTTCAATTAAAAATAACTTTGCTTATGCCAAAGACGAAATTGAAGATTTACAAAATAAAGTTATTTTAAAATCGGCATTAGAAGGTGAAAATCTTAATAATGATTTAGGCGGAAGTAATATTTCAAATGGAAATCATACTAATTTTCACGGTACTTCTTATTCTCAAACAGTATCTGGGACAGCAAACATAGATGTGTCAAAAGGATCAATGCAATCCTTTACCCTAACAACAAATTCTACTTTTACCTTTACTAATTGGCCCGATACTGGCATCCATGCTACTGTAAGAGCACATTTTAAAAATAACGGATCTATTATAAATGTTGGTAACGATGTAGTAACTGGAAAACGTTATACTATCAATGAAGTTAATAATACCAACTTTATTTCAATGGGCGCACAGCCAACTACAATTTTTGTTGGTTCTATATCCGGTAATACTTTAACAGTTAGTTCAAAATCGTCCGGAACCATTACAAAAGATACTTTCCTTATTGGAGCTGGCATAACTGCTGGAACCAAAATTATTGCTACAAGTGCTGACAATCCATCATTAACAGGCACAGGTGGAACAGGTACATATACTATTGATATTGTACAATCTTCACCATCAACTACTATTAATGGTATTACTACTGGTATTATTTTTACAGCTACAAATAAAGGATCTGGAACTGGTAAAGTTCAACCTTGGAGAGAGGTAATACTAAGCACAGAAGGAACAGGAACTATTGTTCCTGGATCTGATTTTGATTTACCGTTACTGCTTAATCCTAACGGATCTGAACAAGTCATTGAAGCGTGGTGTGCAACAGGTTCAACTACTACACGAGTATTTGTTAGTTATGTCAGTAACTTAGATAGTACAAATACTAATTACACCAATTTAAATGTAGGAACACTCAGTGTTGACGAATTAACAGAGTCAACTACAACTACTTCAGGAGCTCTGCAAGTTAGAGGTGGCGCTGGCATTGTTAAAAATTTAAATGTTGGTGGAGATGTTGTTGTAGATGGAAACTTGTTAGTCAGTGGAAATACAACCCTTACTACATCTTCTATTACTATTGCAGACATTGGAAATATCACAAACGTAGAAATCCAAGATCCAAGAAACGGTGATCTACTGAAATATGACTCTAACTTAGATAGTTGGTCTAATAACGTTGACCTTGTAACCTATGCTGTTACCGTTGACAGTAATGTAGGTCCTGGCTTAGGCGGACAAGGCGTATTTTATATTGACGATGTTCCGTTATCAACAGATACAGGCAATCAGATCAGTAATCTTAAGAATTTTGCAATTGGTAAAAAGTATAGATTTTTACAAACTGACAGCTCAAACATTGGATACGATTTACGATTTTCAACAACACCTGATACAACAGTCAACCCTGACAACAATCCTGGTTTAAGAACAATTTTACCGTATACTGAAAATGTTACTATAGAAGGTGAAGCAGGCGGTGCTGGGGCATATACTGAAATTTTAATTACAGAAGATACGCCAAGTCCACTATATCTATATGCAGATATGGGCAACCCTGCGTTAGAAGTCGATAGTGGCATTGGCAATTTAAGTAATCTAGCGATAACAGGAACAGCAGGACAGTTTACTATCAGTCCATCTGCAACACTCACAACTAATAAACCAATTCGTATTAGCGGCACATGGAGCGGATCTACAGCACCATTTGGTTATAATTCTGCTGGCACTATATATTACATTGCTGTTGGAGGAACTGGTACTGCTTTTCAACTGTTACAGACACCTGGCGGTACTCCTGTAAACACGTCTGTTGGCACACCAAATGGAACTTTGATAACAGTTAGTCCGTTAAAAAATGTATCAGGCTATACTAATACAAATAAAATTGGTGCTGAATATCCTATTACAGTTGCAAACGGTCCTGTAAAAATTGTTACAGATTATACAGTACCAGGTAGTCAAACTATAATTGCAGATACTACTGCTGGTGATATTACTATTACTTTACCTTTAGCACCATCCGTTGGAACTATTATTAATATTTTTGATGCTGGATATGCAGGAACCAATGGTATAGAAATAGACCCAGGAAGTGCTTCTGTACAAATCAATGGCTCAACTGGAAATGTTTTTATAAACGGTGACTACGGATCTGTTACGCTAGTAAGCGATGGCGCTAACTGGACTATCGCAAGACTTTCGTTTAGTGGAAGTGAAGATGTTGTTGCTTCTGGATCGGTAGATTTATCAACTTCTGTTAGTTACTTTAGCACATCTGGAGTAGAATCATGCACTTTGCTTGACGGGAAAGAAGGTCAAGTTAAAACACTAATAATGAAAAATGCATCTGGTGCAATGACAGTTTCAGTTGCAAATGCAGGTTGGAAAACTTCCGGCGGTGGAACTATTACTTTTACAAATACCGGCGATGCATGTATTCTTCAATACATTCAAGGAAAATGGTATGTGGTTGCTAACGATAAGTGTACTGTAGAAACCTCAACTCCTGTTCAAATAGTAACTACACCTATAACTGCATCTAGCCCAGGCACCCCAGGGCAAATGGCATATGATGCAAATTACATTTATGTTTGTGTTGCCACAAACACATGGAGAAGAGCAACTACCGCTACATGGTAATATTTTATGCATCCATTAATTGGCGATTTATCAAATTTAAAAGATAACGAAGTAGAGACAAGACTCAGTGAGTTGACTCGAAAATACTTCGCTACGAATAACTTTGAGCTCAGAGAACAGCTCGTTATGGTACTTAATACCTATAAAGAAGAAATGGCTAAAAGACAACAACGAGCTTACGAAAAAATGATGTCAAATCGCAATAAAGATCTTGACAAATTGATCAAAGTCAACTAATATAGTTGAATGCGATTAGACAAATACAGCAATCCAATCTTTAACGAACAAGACATTTTTGAAGCCTTATACAAGGGCCAAACTTTGTCGCCTGAAATGTTTGTAGAATCAAATGACGAAATCAAAAATTTAGAAGCAACAGCAGAATTAAAGTTTTGGAAACCGTTAGATGACTACGATCTGTCGCTTGAAGATTACGACTCGTCGTTACAAACAGATTGGAACATGCCCGATGAGTATAAAACTCTGGATATTGAACAATGGGTTTGGGAGCAAACTCCTCCCTGGGATCCAAATCATACCAGAGTAGCAGAAGAATTAGAAGCGTACAAAGCAAGAAACATGCTAGATTTGTTGCGCTGGCTCAAATATTTTGTAGATGTTTGCTCAAAAGAAAATATAGTTTGGGGTGTAGGGCGTGGAAGTAGTGTAGCCAGTTATGTACTTTACATTATTGGGGTTCATAATATTGATTCGATCAAATATAATTTAGACTGGCAGGAATTCCTGAGATAAGTAAAAGCATAATCCTAGGAGATTAATATGGCAATGAAAGAACAACAAAGACAAGCATATCGCTCAATGCAAGGCAAAGAAGTAGATATGCAGAAACTAGTAATGGCTAACGAAATGACTGTAGCTGTTGGCAACGTAAAAGTTAATGCTCGCGGCGACGAACTTGGCCCCGGTGGCAAAATTATCCGTAAACGAGAAGAAGTTATGCGTGAAGCACCAAATTCTACTGTTAAGAAAAATATTAAAGATATGGATCCAGAAGGTAACGAATGAAAGCCCAAGCTAGTAAAATAAGACCAATTCAAAAGCATATCTTGGTAAGAGATATGAATTTCGGTGAACAAAAAACCGCAGGCGGCATTGTGCTAATGAGCGATGATGGCAAATCTGAAGGTGTTAAACCCAGGTGGGCAAAAGTATTTGCAGTTGGCCCTAATCAAACTGATGTCAAAATTGGCGACTGGATACTAATAGAACACGGTCGTTGGACTCGAGGACTAGAAGTCGAAGAGGATGATGGCACTAAATTTACTATCTGGCGAGTAGATCCTGAAGGTATTATGATGACTGCTGACGAAAGGCCTGCTGGAGCCGAGTTTGGTGTGTTTACTACAGCCTCACACGGTTCAGAAATCCGTCCAGAAGACTTTATAAGATAATTTATCTTTTGAACAACAGGGCTATTGACTAGCCCTGTTTTCGCCTGTATACTATATGTATAAAGGAGAAATCTATGAGTACATTTGACGAAGCAGTACAAGATATTAAAAAAGCAAAAAGCGTTTTAGAAGACCAACCAGTATCTGAAATAAAACATCCCGATCCAAAAAAACATTTATATATTAGTTTGGCTAAAAGCATTATTCGAATCGGTGCAGGCGGGTGTTTAATAGCAGGATTTCCAATCTGGTGCGGTGCTGGACTTATCGCTGCAGAGATACTAGGTATTTTTGAAGAACTAGTATGAAAGTAGGATTTACTTGTAGCACATTTGATTTGTTTCATGCAGGGCATATTATGATGCTCAAAGAAGCAAAAACTCAGTGTGATTACCTAATTGTAGGACTGCAAACAGATCCAACAATAGACAGGCCAGAAACTAAAAACAAACCAATACAAAGTATTTTTGAAAGATTTGTTCAACTACAGGCCTGTAAATTTGTAGACGAAGTTGTAGTGTATGCTACAGAAAAAGAGCTAATCGACATATTGCTTTCTTATCCAGTAGATGTTAGAATACTAGGAGAAGAATATGCAGGACAAGAATTCACTGGATGTGCTATTCCAATGGAGTTTTATTTTAATCAACGCAGACACAGTTTTTCAACATCGGAATTGCGTCAACGTGTTATAGAGGCAGAACATGAAAGAACTATGGGTAGAAAAATATCGTCCTAAAAAACTAGACGGATATGTTTTTAGAGATGAGCATCAAAAGGATCAAATCCAACGTTGGGTCAAAGACGGGACTATTCCCCATCTACTATTCAGCGGCAATGCTGGTATTGGTAAAACAACATTGGCTAAAATTTTGTTTAACGAGTTAGATCTCAATCCGTTAGACGTTTTAGAAATTAACGCATCGCGTACTAACTCTGTTGAAGATGTCCGTGATAAAGTTGTAAATTTTGTCCAAATGATTCCGTTTGGTGATTTTAAGGTAGTACTACTAGATGAAGCAGATTATTTGTCGCCTAACGCACAAGCCGCCCTACGTGGGGTTATGGAAGAGTATCACACGACCGCTAGATTTATTCTTACTTGCAATTATCCTAATCGTATTATTCCTGCCCTTCATAGTAGATGTCAAGGATTCCACATTGAACGGGTTGATATCGCTGAGTTTACAATGAACAGTATGGATGGTAAATTACACACTCCAGAAAAAGGCGATACAGGTGAAGCTGACTACAAACTAGAAATGGTTAGTTTGTTTAAAGCAGGCAAGATTAGCGAAGCACGTAAACTTGTTTGTAGCCAAGCTCGTCCAGAAGAGATGGAGGAGATTTATCGCTGGTTATATGATAACGTGGCAATATTTGGTGACGAAGAAAAACAAAACAAGGCTATTTTAATTATTAAACAAGGACTTGTTGATCATACATTAGTCATTGACCCAGAAATTAACCTAGCCGCAACACTAATCAGATTAGCAGCAATATGAAAGAAAAGTTAAAACGAGCATATATGAAGACCGCAGAAACATTTGCGGAATTAAGTCATGCACGTAGACTTCATGTAGGTGCCATTGTAGTCAAAGATGATAGGATTATCTCTATTGGCTACAATGGCATGCCCGCAGGTTGGGACAATAACTGTGAAGACGTTAAATGGGATTCAGGAGCTGGCGGATGGCTAAGTCCTGAAGAGATTCTAGAACAATATCCATACGAAGGGTGGCATGAACAAGCAGGTCGTAATGTGAGATATGGATTAAAAACTAAACCCGAGGTACTACATGCTGAAACAAATGCGATTGCGAAACTTGCTAAGTCTAACGAGTCTGGTCTGGGTGCTACTATGTTTATTACCCATGCTCCATGTTTGGACTGTGCCAAACTTATATACCAAAGTGGTATTGGGCACGTTCTATATAGGGACTCTTATAGGGATACTGGTGGTATCACGTTTCTTGAAAAATCAGGAATTAAAGTAGAACAAATTGAAAAGGACGCCTGAGCGTCCTTTTTTATTGATTCATTAGTCGCCGTAAATTTCTAACACCTCCTTGACGGCATCATGTCTTTCAATATCGTTCGAATCAAATTGAACAATATCAATATGTTTAGTTTGCTTACGTGCGAGTAGGTTGCAAAAATCTATCAATCCGTTATCGCGTAATCTGTCTGCCTGAGCTAAATCGCCTGTCACTACCATCTTGGACCCTTCTCCCAAGCGTGTAAGTAGCATCTTCATTTGATTTATAGTAGTATTCTGACATTCGTCAGCAATGATGTATGCGTTTTTGAATGTGCGTCCACGCATATACGCTAATGGGCTTATCTCGATAACTCCTTCCTCCAACATTTTTTTAATGTCTGTTTGTTTATAATACTCTGCAAATACGTCAAATATGGGTCTTGTCCAAGGTGCCATTTTTTCGTTCAAGTCACCTGGTAAAAACCCTAGATCTTCGTCCACAGAGACGGCGGGTCTTGTAACTATGATTTTGTCAACTAATCCGTCCTGGAATAGTTTAATACCGTTTTGCACAGCCAGCAACGTTTTACCTGTGCCTGCGGGCCCAATAGCAATAACAATACTGTTTTGCTCATCGTGCAGCTTGCTTAGGTATAGTTTCTGGTTAGGATTTCGTGCAGTGATTACTACACGCTGCTTCTTCGCGGGAAGATATGGTTCAAAATCAATTACTTTAACTTCTGATGTAAAGCGTTTCTTCACTCTTTTACTCATCTAAGTTGTTCTCCTACTCGTAAAAGTAGGACTTGTAGCGACCGCCCTTGATAACTACAGAGGTCCTACACATTTATTTACTGTATTTGTCAAAAAGTAAACTGATATGTTATGATTTTAAACCAGCTAAATAAGTATAGAAACTTTCCAGGACTTAACATGTACGATATTTTAGACATTATACGCAATATTGATAACTTATACGAAAACAACACTAGCCTAGCTATTTTAAAGGATGTTGAGCGTGTTATTGATCAACTAGACATTTATGCTTATGAAAACTGGGAAAAGGGCGAGTTGGCCTACGGACCCCAGGTTGATCGTCATTGGATAACAGCAGGATTCATGTGGCCTGCTAAAGAAATGCCAAATCCTACAGCAGCCAAACGATTACAAGAAATAGGATGCAAAATAAAGTATCAACGTAGTCATTTGGTAGAACCTCGCAAAATTAAGACACATGAAGACATTAGACCCGGAACAAAAAAAGGTAAACTTGATCGTAAACCAATTTGGATTGTAGAAATACAAATGCCAAAAAAAGTAGCATTTGATATGTATCGTGGATACATGGATAGAATGAAAGCTGAAACTGAACCTGATAAATCAGAACAGAAAAAACAAGCAATGCCTGGAGCAATGCCAGGAGCGATGCCAGGAGCGATGCCTGGCATGCCGCCAACAGGTGGAGCAATGCCTGCCGCTCCAACACCAGGAGCAGCGCCAGCAATGCCAGGAGCACCAGTATAATGATTAATGAAAGTCTCAGGGCAAATGATCTTAGAGGGTTTGTTAAAAAAATCATCGAGATCGATGCATTTAAAAGTAAAATTGGTGACGACGAAGATATTATAACCATATCCTTTACTGTTGACCAAGAAGATCCAGCAAAAGATTTAGAAAATTTTATTGAGATGGGTTTTGAGTTTGTATTAGATGCAGACGTCAGTCCAGGTGAACTAGATGATGGTACGTACCGAGTATATGTTGAATTAGAACGAAGTCGTCATGCTGCTGAACAAATTATAGAAATACTTGACGGAGTTAAAAAAATTACAGGTATTGAAAATTTTAAATTTAGATATTTTAAAAATTTCAGAAGTCAAGAAGCAACGGAAGAAAATTTAAAGGTAGCTATTCCTTTAGATAAAAACAGTTATGAAATAGCAACTCAACGAAATAAAGTTGATAATTTTCAAGAATTTTTTAGCCGTAGTTATGTTGATGACATTCAACTATTAGACGAATCGATTAGTTTTAAAAGAATTTACGGCGACAAAGTAGTATTTGATATTGTAACTAGTGGTTCAAAAACCGAAGTCTATGAACAACTTAGTGGACCAATCATGTTAGAAAGTTATAGCATGGCGGAAATAATGTTTCTTACAAAATATATTGGAAACTATAATATTACAAAAGTAGATAACACTTTTGTATTCGAAAACAACGGCTGGGCCGTTGCACTTAAAAGGAAATAGTAATGAGTGGATTTGAGTTTGAATTTACATTAAAAAAGTTTAAAGAATGTGTTGGTGGGAATCCTCCACACGCAGACCATTGGTATGAAGCATTATGCCAAATACTTCCAGATTATGATATTCATACAGTACCACGTGTTGCAGCGTTCTTAGCACAAACAGCACACGAATCAGGTGGCTATCGTGCTATTAAAGAAAATTTAAATTATAAAGCAGAAAGTTTGATGAAAGTTTGGCCTAAATATTTTCCAAATATTGATGTTGCTAGACAATACGCACATAACCAAGAAAAAATTGCTAATCGTGCTTATGGAAATCGTATGGGCAATGGTCCAGAGGAAAGCGGCGATGGTTGGAGATATTGCGGACGAGGATTAATTCAATTGACTGGTAAAAGTAACTACGAGCGTTATGCTGAAAGTTTAGAAATTTCAGTTGAAGAAGCTGGAGAACATTTAACAACTTTTGAAGGTTGTGTTCAATCAGCCGCATGGTTCTGGGAAGCTAACAACTTAAACCAGTGGGCTGACAAAGGCGATATCCTTACACTAACCAAGCGTATTAACGGTGGCACAATTGGCTTAGAAGATCGCATCAAGCATTATAATCACGCATTACATGTATTAGGACACTAAAATGTTTTGGCTATTAGCGTGGGTTCCTGACAGCGTATTACTATATGTAATACATACTATTTTAATTGTAGGTGCTGTAAGCTCATTTTTGAGTTTCTTTTTGCTACATAAAATAGTTAGATGGTTTCCTGCTCTAGCACCATACCATCTTTTATTACAAATTATCAGTGCTGTACTATTAGTTGCTGGCATTTATTTTAAAGGCGGTTATGATACTGAGACAGAATGGCGTCAGCGTGTAGCCGAACTAGAAGCTAAAATACAAGAATCAGAAGAAAAGTCTAAACAGATCAACGAAAAAATTGTTGTACAATATAGAGACAGAGTAAAAGTAATTAAAGACACTCAAGTAGTTGTACAAGAAAAAATTAAAGAAGTTGAAAAAATTGTAGATGCAAAATGCGAAGTAGCTCCGGAGGCTATAAACATTTTAAATGAAGCAGCTAAAAAACCTGAAAGAGGGCAAAAATGAAAATAGTCCTAATTCTAGCAACTACAATATTACTAACAGGTTGTTTATCTACTCCTGTTAAAAGAAATTTTCCAGAAGTTCCAAAGGAACTAATAGAAATTTGTCCTAATTTAAAAGATGTGCCAGAAGGTACAACTAAAATGAGTGAAGTTTTAAAAGTAGTAACTGAAAATTATAGTCAATACCACGAATGCCAATTTAAAAGCGAACTTTGGAAGGAATGGTATGAAATACAAAAACAAAATTTTGATAGCGTAAAGTAAATAATCGAAAGGAGCACAAATGTCAGTAGTCGATTCAGTATTGAAATTAATAAACAAAGAACCTAAAGACCCGGATGCGCCAAAGCCTCCAGCGGGATCACGTTCTGAGCGTGAAGCAAAAATCAAAGACAAAGCAGGTATGGTTATTTCTATATTTGCACTATTCCTTGCAGTGAATAGTTGGTACGGTGGTAAACTATCTAGCACAGTATTAAACAATACACTTGGGGCAAATAATGCTTGGGCACAGTATCAAGCAAAAAACAATCGTTTAGTTAGTTACGAAATTGCTAGTAAAACAACTAGCGATCCTGCATTAAAGAAAGAGTTTAAAGCAGAAGCAGAACGTATGGACAGTGACAAAAAAGAAATTGCTACAAATGCTCGAAAGATGGAAGCAGATCGTGAAGTAGCGAAAAAGTCAAGTCCTTGGATTGGATATGCATCAACAGCATATCAATTGGCCATTGTTGTATTATCAGCAAGTATCCTTGCTGTTAGTATGCCAATGTTCTGGGGTAGTTTTGTAGTAGCAGCCGTTGGAGTACTATTAAGTGCTCAAGGCGTGTTTCTATTTTTATAATTAGGAGTAGTTAAATGGCAACAGCAGAAGAATACGCAAAAATGAGCGATGCTGAAAAGAAAAAAGAAGATTGGATGAATAACAAATGGCGTCCGATGATGGGTTGGATGTATATGTTAATATGTACTATGGACATGGTTATATTTCCAATCTTATGGAGTTTGTTACAAACAGTAACACACACTCCTATTACACAATGGAATCCATTAACCCTTCAAGGTGCTGGATTATTCCATATCGCAATGGGTGCAGTTTTAGGTATTGCGGCGTTTGGTCGTACACAAGAAAAACTAGCAGGAGCAAACAACGGTGGAGCGGCAACAACACCAGCACCAGCGGCTCCAAGCAGTTTTAGCGCACCAAGTACGCCAAGTTTTGGAGCACCAAGTGCTTCAAGTAGTTTTGGTGGAAGCAGCACCGGAAGCGTATCTCCAGCACCGAGTTGGGGGACAACTCCTGTAGCAACTACCGCAAGTGGTAAAAAGATTGTGCCAACAGGCGATGATCCAGTTTTATAAAGGAAACTAAAATGAAAAAGTTATTAGCGTTATTAGCGTTATGCGTTGCTACTACAGCATTTGCAGGCGGAGAAGTTAAAGAAGTTTGTAAAGACAAAGTTGGTAAGGACGGCAAGACTGTAATGGATAAGAAAACCAATAAGCCAGTACAAGAATGCAAGAAAATCAAAGTCCATAAAAAAGTGGAGGGTGAAAAAGTTCCGGAACCAGCTAAGAAGAAATAATTTTTAGCTCTTGACAGGTCCAATTAAATAGTGTAGTATACACATTATTATTGGACCTGTTTTTACGACTATGATAGACTATTATAAAACATTAGGGGTTAACCCAACAGCTACTCCGGATGAAATTAAAAAAGCCTACAGAAGTCTAGCCAACAAACATCATCCCGACAAAGGAGGAGATCAAGCTAGATTTAAAGATATTTCTGTAGCATACGACACACTAAGTGACGGTCAAAAACGTTCAGAATATGACCAAATGCGTATGGGCGGCGGGCCGCAAACTAGATTCCAATCTGGAGATTTTCAAGAATTTGCAGATATGTTTGGCGGAGCATTTGATCCTTTTGGTCATAGGTCTAATCCATTTTATGATGTATTTGGCCGCGGAAGAAGAAATAGAGATTTAAACATTCAATGCCAACTTAGTTTACTCGATTCTTTTTTAGGTAAACAATTAGAAGCAAACTTTAGGTTGCCTAGCGGCAAGCCACAAACTGTAGTTATTAATGTTCCAGCAGGAATAAATCACGGAGAAACTATACGATACCAAGGGCTCGGTGACGATAGTATTCCTAACGTACCTAGAGGAAGTTTAAATGTTACTATAATTGTTTTGCCAGATCCTAATTTTAGAAGAGAAGGCAACGATCTATATACTACAGTAAACATAACTCCAATTGAAGCGATGATTGGTTGTAGGCGGAGAATAACATACATCACCGGTGAAGAAAAAGAACTTGACATAAGACCAGGCGTTGAAACAGGCATTGAGTTTGCTAGCCACGGGTATGGGTTTACTGATCATAGGACTGGACAAAAAGGCAGATTTGTTATTGTAGTAAACATCAGAACGCCACACATATCTGATCCTGAAATTATTCGTAAACTTCGAGAAATAAATGATGAAATTAGTCTTAGATCCTGATCCAGTTTTAAAACAATTAGCCGTTGAATGGGATTTTTCAGTTGATAAAGATGCTGAAAATATTGAAAAAGAAATGATAGACCTAATGAAAACATTTCATGGTCGAGGTCTTGCAGGCAATCAAGTTGGGTTATTAAAGCGTATGTTTGTAATTAAACTTGAAAGCACAGGCCAAACTTTAGGTATGTTCAACCCAAAAGTAGTTAATCTTTCTGAAACCGAACAGAGCGCAGAAGAAGGGTGTTTAAGTTTTCCAGCTCTCTGGTTAAAAGTTAAGCGTCCAAACAAAATAGATATCGAATACCTTGACAAGCACGGAAAAGAATGTAAAATGACATTAACTGGCATCGATGCTAGATGTTTTTTACATGAGCTTGATCATTTGAACGGAATTACATTTACAAGTAAAGTAAGCTCAGCAAGCCTTATGTTAGCCAAAAAGAACCAAAGGAAAAATAAATGGTAGAACCAAGTGATAACCTACAAGCAGTTTTTGAACGAGCTATTGAAACTGCTAAAAAACTACACCACGAGTATTTGACAATTGAACATTTGTTATTTGCTATACTAATGGAGGAAGGGTTTAATAAAACTCTGCAAGGATACGGCACAAATGTAGATGACTTTAGGAAAAATTTGATCAATTATCTACAAACAAAGTGTCAAGAAATCACTGTACCAGATGTAGTTGTAAAACCAAAGAAAACGCAAAGTGTTGAAAGAATTCTTAACCGATCCTTTACTCAAGTGCTGTTCAATGGAAGACAACGTATCGAGCCAGCAGATGTCTTTTTATCTATGATGAGTGAAAAACGCAGTTGGGCGTTTTATTTCATTCAGCAGGCTAACATTGATAAAGATAAATTTGCAGACTATCTAAACAGTTCTGTAGAAGAAACGGAAGAGGAAGAAGATCCAAGAGAGGGTATGGCTAATAAAGCTCTTAGTGCATTTACTACTAACCTCAATGAACAGGTAAAGAAAAATAAAATTGATCCTGTCATTGGTCGTATAGATGAATTAGAAAACATTTCCCTAGCAATGGGTCGACGAAACAAAAATAATGTTATCTTAGTAGGCGATCCGGGTGTGGGTAAAACAGCTATTGCTGAAGGTTTGGCATATAATATTGTCAAAGGAGCAGTTCCCGACTTCCTAAAAGATTATACTGTTTTTAATTTAGATATCAGCAGTATGCTTGCAGGTAGCAAGTATCGTGGAGATTTTGAAGAACGATTCAAAGCTGTACTAAAAGGTCTTAACAAAAAAGGAAAGACTATACTGTTTATTGACGAAGCGCACATGATTAGTGGAGCAGGATCTGCAAGCAATGGTGCAAATGATCTTGCTAACATGATGAAGCCTGCTCTGAGTAAGGGTAATATTAAAGTAATTGCTTCGACTACTTGGGAAGAGTACCGCAAGCATTTTGAAAAGGATCGTGCGTTGATGCGCCGTTTCCAACGCATTACTGTTGACGAGCCTACTCAAGAAGTTACTTTACAGATCTTAAAAGGACTTAAAAAATATTACGAAACGTTCCATAACGTTAAGATCAAAGACGATGCGCTCCAAGCATCTATTAAACTTAGTGTAAAATATCAAGCTGATAAGAAACTACCCGACAAAGCTATTGACTTAATCGACCTAGCTTGTAGTCGTTTCAATCTTAAACTTGCAGACGAACGAGTAGTAACTCAGCATGAAATTGAACACGAACTTTCAAAGGTTGTGCAGCTTCCTGAAGAAATAGTCAGTGAAACTGAAAGTCACAACCTTGCAACTTTACAAGATAAACTGCAAAGAGATGTTTACGGACAAGATCTTGCAGTACAAGAAGTTGTAGATAGAATCATTATTGCACAAGCTGGATTGAAAAACGAAAACAAACCCATTGGTAGTTTTGTGTTTATGGGTCCGACTGGCTGTGGTAAGACAGAAACTGCAAAAAGTCTTGCTAAACACCTAGGAGTTAAACTGTTACGTTTTGATATGAGTGAATATCAAGAAAAGCATAGTATTAGTAAGTTGATTGGTAGCCCTCCAGGTTACGTTGGCTTTGAAGAAAATGCAGGCCAACTTATTACTAGCATTCAGGAAAATCCAAATGCTGTATTGTTATTCGATGAAGTTGAAAAATCACATCCAGATGTGTCGACTGTACTACTACAAATGATGGATAACGGTTTTATTACAGGATCAAATGGAAAACGTGCAGATTGCCGTCAATTAGTTTTAATTCTAACTACTAATGCTGGCGCACAAGAAGCCGATAAAAATGCTATTGGGTTTGGTAGTCAGCAAAAGGAATACAGCGATAAAGAACTTAATAAATTCTTCACACCAGAATTCCGTAATCGACTAGATGGTATTGTTACTTTTAACAAACTAGGTAAGGATACTATGATAAAAGTCGTTGGTAAATTTATCGACGAGCTTAAAGAACAGGTTAAGGAAAAAGGAATCCGTGTTAAAGCTGATAAATCCGCTATTGATTGGTTAATTGAAAAAGGGTTTGACAGCAAAATGGGTGCTCGTCCTTTACAACGTGTCATTGATAAAGAAATCAAACGTGATCTTTCTAAAATGATGTTGTTTGGTGAGCTGAAGAACGGAGGCTGGTTAACTATCAGTGCAGATGATTCAAAACTCGTACTAATAGCTAAACCAAAAACTCCTAAAGTTCCGTTGTTAACTATTGAAAATATAGATACAACAATTGAAGATGTTAACGAAAACAACTAAAAGCCTATTTAACGGAAGGTATCAGTACAAACTAGTGTTAGTTTGTGCTGGTGCTAACTGGTTTCGCGGAGGAGATTGGGCTGGTACTTTAGAAAATCTACAAAAAATAACTTTAAATGACAGTAAAACTTCGAGGACTGGTATCAAAACTCAAGAAGATCTCGATTACGCATTTAAATTACAATCTCAGTTAAAAAAACTAAAAGACATAACTGTAAGAGTAGAAACTCCGTGGATAAGTGTTTACAGCAATAACAAAGCTGAAATTGATTCACTTATAAAACTAGATAGAGCAAGGGTCAAGTACATCAGTGTTCCGCCGAGTAATAATACCTTAACAGAAGGTGTTATTATTTCACCCAAGGTAAACTACGAATTCAAGGTCACTATGGGTAAGTCAGGTACACAACAGTCAGCTTTTGTATCCTGGGCAGAATCAAACCCTAAAGTTAAACTCACTAAAAGTTGCAAGAAAGAACTGAGCAGAGATCGCAGTTGGGGCGGCAGCTACTTCTATATAACGGGCGAAAAGAATCTTTTGTTAGCAAAAATGCACTTAGGCGGCTCAATAAACAAGATTGAGCGCATCGTCAAAGGCTGAACCCTAAAACCTTTTTCCGATAAATAGTATATTAATGCAGGATAACTGTGACTATAATTTACGGGCTTAAAATATGCGAATTAGAGAACTACTTGAAGGTAAAAAATTTAACGATTTAGATTTTGTCACCAAGGACCAGGACGGTGAAAGCATCAACTATGACTTAATTGAAGATCTTACATTCTTCATGAATAACGACGACGATGCTTATAGACGTCATTTATACCCTAGTCTAGCTAAATGTTTAGATCAACTAAAATCAAAGAAAAACACAACACCGTCCTTTTTTGAATCAGCGGTTGAAAACAGCTACAACGATTATTGTAAAAAATATCCTATTCGCCAACTTCCGTCTAGCATAGAAAAAGAAATGTTTGAAGAAATTTGCAAAAAATTACATGACGATGTTTGCAAAGATTACGAAGACGGAAAGTACAAGGACTAACTGTGTTACTTCGAGAATTATTTTATTTTGAAAATGCTCCGGCAAAAAAGAAGTTAGGCCGTGCATTTAATCACCTCGAAGATTTGGTATTCTTTTACGGAAGTGCAGGAACACTCGAAGCGTTAGATCATTTAAAAGATTTAGCAACAGCTGAAGGTGCAAAAAGTGTTAGAATGAAATGGGACGGCAATCCTCAAATATATTGGGGAAGAGAAACAGCCGGCGGTCCGTTAATACTTGCGGGACACAACGGTTGGAGTAGAGGCGCAAAATATTCTAATAAAAAAGATATCTATAATTTTATTGCACATCAAAGTGGTAGACCTGGAACACCAGAGCAACAAAAAGAAAGAGAAACATTTGCTAAACAGTTTGCAAATCTCTATCCGTTGTTTGATGCTGCAACTCCAAGAGACTTTGTTGGATTTGTTTACGCAGACGGATTATTCTTACAAAGGCCGCAAGTAGATCAAGCAGGCGTTTATACTTTTTGTCCAAACCCAAATAGCCAAACTTGTTATCATGTAAAAGCGGAAAGCGAACTAGGTCAAAGAATTAGTCGAGCACAAGTAATGGTTGTAGGACATGCTTATTTTGAAAGTTTTGGTATGGACGACAGCGAACAACAGCCCATGGACGATTTTAGTACGTTTAATCAGACTGTAGGTTTGATTGTACAAGGGCCTATCTATAATCAAGCAGAGATAAAAATAGAAACACAAGAGATAGATCAAGTTGAAAATTATCTGCAAAAACATTCTTCACAGATAGACGGATTTTTACAAGGTGTTCCTGGTATGAGTGACCTTAAAGACATTTTGTATAAGTTTGTCAATCAGACTGCTAAAGCAAAAAACTTAGATAATATAGGAACAGATTTATTTTTCCAATGGTTAAGTAGTAGCGGTGTTAGCGGACCAAAACAACAAAAGATAAATCAACTAAGTCAACAATTTAACGGCGCATTAGAAGCAATTTTTACACTAGTAAGACAAATACAAGATATTAAAGATAATGTAATTGATCAAATCGAAGCAGGACACTCAGCAGATGTGTGGGATACTAACGGCGAAGGCCGTGTAAGATACGCTGGACCTAATAAAAAGTTTGGTAATATTAAATTAGTACCTAGAAAACGTTGGACACCAAAATGAGATTAAGAGAATTATTTGAAAACATATACGAGATAGCTGACGACACAAAACCGTTTGACGGTGGTTTAAAAACTATCGGCATTTGCTACGGGCGTTGGAATCCTCCACATCAAGGGCACAGAGAAGTATGGAAAGAAGCGTCTAAAAATCCTGTTTGGTTTGTAGGCACTAATCAAGATACAGCTGGTCCTAAAGATCCGTTGCCATATGAAGTGAAATTACAATGCATGGCTGCTGTTTGGCCAAAAGTTGCTGGGCATGTTATTCCAGAACAAGATTTATTTGTAATGGCTACTCATATATACGAACAGTATGGTGAAAACGTAAATTTAAATGTCTATACAGACGAAGAATGGTTAGTTAGTAGTTTACAAAAATACAACGGTTTAATGAATCAAAAACACGGTGGCTATAAATTTACACAAATTGATTGGAAGAAAACAAAACGTCTAGCTCGTGCTACTGATTTACGTAATTCGGTTAGAGATGGAGATGCTGCAAAATTTTATAAAGATGCAGGTGTACCATCTAACACTATGATAGCATTAGGAGAGAAGTCATATCCTATGTTTGAGATTGTAGCACATTTCTTAAACAAATATCCTGATAAAAGTAAAAAAGCCGCAGTAGCAGAAGGTTCAGTTGGTAAGGGCGGAACAAAAACTATCGACAAAGAAAAGAAAGCTGCTATGAAAAATGCTCTTACAATGCCTGATTTAAATATGAGCACTGGCCGCGGCGGCGCATATATGAATTATCGAATGGCAATTGCTCTAGCAGGTGCTCCTAATTTCCCAACTAAGATGGAAGCAGACAACTGGATTGGCGGCGATCCTTTGCTTAGTTCTTATACTGAAGAAGAATTTGAAATGGTCAAAGCTGCAGCCAAACAAGTTGGTGCTGGCACTATACAAAACTGGTCAGGCAATCGTAGTCAAGAAATCGCAGACGTAAATAAGACTAGTCCAGTTGCCAAGCCTAAAAAGAACAAATACGGAGTTTAAAAGTGGAAGACGAAAAATATTTTGCAGCATTAAAAACAGCATTTGCCAGTGAGTACGCTTTTGCATTAAAAGCACAAAACTTCCATTGGAACATTGAAGGTCCAAACTTTCCACAGTATCATGCTTTGTTTGAAAAGATCTATGATGAAGTGTACGGCATAATTGATGACTTTGCTGAAAATCTACGTAAAGTAGGAACATATACACCTGCTAGTTTTTCACGTTTTAATATGTTGACTATGATTGAAGATGAAACACAAATGCTAGACGAACGTTCTATGCTAGCCGAATTGTACGCAGACAGTGAAAAAATGGCCAATATCTTTAAAGCTATTTTTCAACTAGCCGAGGAACGCGGAGAGCATGGGTTAAGCGATTTCTTTGCTGCAAGACAAGATGCACACAAAAAACATAGTTGGATGCTAAGAGCAACACTAAAATAATATGGATGAACTAGCTCAAATTAAAAAGTTAGCCGGCATTAAACCTTTCCCAGGTTTAACAGAGTATTCTATCGAAGACGGTAGTAATATTAGTTTGACTGGCAACGAAAAAGGCGAGCTAATGAAAAAACATAACATCAAACCTGGAACACCTGAATGGTTTCAATTATGGTTTAGTTTACCTAAACTTACAGGAGAAAAACCTGTTGGTCCAGGAATAAGGAAAAAGTAATGAAAGTTATAGAAATTTTATCAGAAATGAGAGGACGTAGAGATGCGTATCAACGTGATTACGATTCTAGCGTAATCGGAATGGGTAAGCGAGATAGCTACGCATATCAACAAGATGGCGGTGCTAATGACGAAGGTTGGGATCGTGAAGAACCTGCTAAAGATGCGCCACACGATGTACATATCGATGGCCGCAAATGGAAAACGTTTGGGTCACGCGGCCACGCTAGTAATGTTGCTCGTAAACTACAATCTAAAGGTAAAAAAGCTACAGTACATAGATCATTAGATGAAACAGCAACACCTGGAGCTACAAGTGCAGCTAATGTAGGTACAGTAGATGCACCACATATTAGCCCAGGAAAATCTCGTGGAAAAAAGAGTTACATTGGCAGTCCTTGGGGTGGTAAATCGGGTACAAAATCCCCTGCACAACCCAAAGTAAAACAACCTAAAAAATCAGATGGCACAGCAGTAAACGGCTTAGACATAAAAGGCTCAAGTTTATTTGGTGGGCCGACCATTAAAAGAAGCTAAATATACAATAACGGAGTTTATACCATGCACGACGACATGCAACCAGATACATTAAATCCAGTACCAGCTGGAGCACAACAAGATCACGAAGGCGCTATGGCCCGTGCTGATCTTTACAAATTAGCCAACTATTCGCTTAAATTATTTAAGAAATTAGATGATTCTGCTCAACTAGAAGGTTGGGTACAGGCTAAAATTACTAAAGCAGCTGACTATGTTGCCAGCGTTTATCACTATATGGAATATGAAATGAAATTCAACGAATATGGTGAACACTTGGCCAATGCTGAAGTTATGAGCGAAGGACAAAAAGCTCAAATTATTAATAAGTTAACTGAAGCTCGTCAAAAGGTTGCAGCACTAAAGAAAATTCAAGCAGACAAGATGTCTGGTAAAAAAGTTGATGAAGGTGTACTTAGCGGTGGTGAACGTCCGTGTGCAGAGTGTGGTGGGAGCGGAATGGTTTATGAAGAACCAAAAGCAGTTCCAGATCATGTTAAAGGTAAAGTAGACAAGTATAAGCGCCTAACTAAAGCTATGCATGCCGCCAGCAAGCGTTTGGATAGAAACAACAACGGTATTCCTGATCATTTAGAGAACGATCAAGAAGTAGGAGAAGACCAAGGCGACCTTAAAAAAGTTGGTGATACAACTAAAACTTCTAAAGGTGGCACCGTAACTAAAACTTCAACTGGTATCAAGCACGAGCGTGATCCAAGCAGTTATGATGACGGCGGTGATGCTGACGAAAAATCTGGAAAAGGCACCAAGAGTCATGCTAAAGCACAGTCTGCAGCTGAAAAGAAAGAACGTGCTCCTGCACAAAAACAGTCTAAGACTGGTACATGGGGCATGAAGGATGGTGCTAAGTTTGACAATCGTAAGAAAGAAAAAGCTGTTGACGAAACATTTGGTCAAGGCGTTTACGCAGAAGGAAAAGGCAAGAAGCCAGACTTCTTAGACATGGATAAAGATGGCGACAAAAAAGAGCCAATGAAAAAAGCTGTCGCTGATAAAAAAGCAGGTCCAAAGAAAGGTGTAAATCCTTTTGCTAAAAAAACTAATGAAGCATTAAAAGGCGGTCAACATAAACTAGATGTAGACGATGATGGCGATATCGAAGGCGACGATCTAGCAGACTTACGTGCTGGTAAGAAAAAGAAAGAAAAGAAAGTTGACGAGTCAGGTAAAAAGACTATGAGTCAGGCCGCAAAAGGAAACGAAAAATACGGCAAGGATGGCATGAAGGCACTAGCTAAAGCAGGTCGCAATGGCGCAAGTGAAAAGAAATTAGATGCTATTCGTGACAAGCACGACAACTATTCAGAGTCATGGAAGCTAAAAGCTAAAGCTCTTAAAGAAAACTTAGATGCAATGACACCAGATCAAGATATGGAACTCAGTCTTGACGAAGCAGGTCAGATAGATTTAACAGCATTGTTACAGCAAATACAGCAAACAGATCCAAAAGGATTAGAGCAAGCCATTGCAGCTGAACAAACTACTCCTGGATCAATTGCAAAATTTATGGATTCTAAAATGAAAGGTGGCGCAAAACCTGGACAATCACCTACACCAGATGCAAGTGCAACACCAGCAAATCCTACACCTAATCCAACAATGGGTCAAGCACCAACAGCACAACAAGATACTGCTATGGATGATCCAGCTAATCAAATCAACGAATCTTCTGAATTAGATCGCATGAAACAATTCTTAACAAGATTAAACGGATAAAAGCATGGACACAGGTTTAAAATCAGATATAACTAAGTTTTTATCTATTATAGATAAAAATGATGTTTCTATTCTGAAAGAAGAACAGGATAATAATCGTGTGCTTAATGAGGGTGCAAACCCTCATAAAGTATCGTTGCCTGTTCAAATGGCCATGCAACATTATCAAAAAGATGCTGTTAAAAAAGATTCGGTGTTAAAAAAATATTTTAAAGAAGCAGAAGAATCTGCTTTACAAATAACAGCTGAAAGAAAAAAAATGTTGTCTCAATATGCACAAAAAATTTCTAATAAAATTTTAGAAAGATCTAGAGGTATTTAAACAACAAATTATAATTTGAATCAGGAAAATAAAATGGATTTAAGATCACTTATTGATAAACTAGACACTATTGAACAGGAAAAACTATTGCTCGAATCTGAAGAGCTAATGGAAAGAGTTGGTCTTAGATTGTCAGACATTGAACAAGCTGTTGGAAGGGAACTTGATGGCAATAAACGTGCCGCAATAATTGGTGACTTTGCTCGCAAGTTTGGATATGCAGGTTTGTTTGATCCTGTTTCAGGCAAGTTTGTTAATAAAGATGGAAAATTTGCTAGTTTTGGTGCTTATCAAAGTGAAGTTGAACAATTAGAAGACGAAGGATTAATTCCTAATAGTGCAAAAACAGATGCACTACTTGGCTTCATGGGTAAAGACGAAAAAGCAGCCAAACCAAAAGCATTTGCAAGAGCCGATTTAATGGGGGCAATTGACAAGGCAGACGGTTTACTCGACAAAGCTCTCGACGGTATGCTAGAAAGCAAAGGTATCGCTAACTCGTTATTAGAAGAGTTTGGCATTGATACACGCATATTAGAAGCCATTACGCCTGAAGAGCATCAATTCCTTAAAAAGACAGTTAAAGATGCTGAGCCAATTAAACATAAAGCCGATGCTAATAATCTTATAACAAGATATAATCAAGTATACGTGCCTGCACGAAATAGACTTATTGCAAAGATCAAAGAAGTCATTGCCACAATTAAGCCTGCAGCAAAAGCAGTTCCAGCGGCACCTGCAGCTAAAGACCAGCGTTCTGGGGCTGCTACTACAAAAGAATCTTTAACATTTGAAAATAAAGATATTTTACTTGAAATCGAACTAACACCCAAAGGAAAACAAGCTAGAGCTAAAATTTATCAAGCAAGCTGGACGGGATATTTAAGTCCACAACAAAGTCAACATAATCTTAACATGATTAAGAAAGGGTATGCTAGATATACTGTCGGGGATCATGTAGGACAGAACGTAAGAGATATTTTTAATGCACCTACAATGGGCGCAATGGATAAATTTCAAGCATGGGCAAGTAGTCGTAACGATCCTAACACATCGTATGAAAAAGAATTAGCAAAATTGCAAGGGCAAACTACAGCATACAACAAAAGTAATCAAGCTGGAAATCTTCGTAATGCAGTAAAAGCTGTAACAGGTTACCAGATGGATAAAGACAATCCGTTTGGTAATATTACTCCTGGGGATCTTATTGGTACGTTTGCAGGCGGAATGGGTTTATGGAACGCAGGTGTTAAAGTTGCTACAAAGTTAGGCGTACCAGGTGTAGTTGGTGGTCTTACAACTACACTTGCAGCACCGTTGGCAGTAGCACAAGTTGGCAATGGTCGACAACCTAACAATCAACAACCTAACGATCAACAACCTAACAACGGTTGGCAACCTGGCGATAATAATCAACAATCTGGCAATGGTATGCTACTTGCTGGAAATCAATTTGCAATAATGAAAATGCAAAGAGACCTAAAAGCAGCAGGTGCAAATTTAGGTACGTATGGTCCTAACAAAGACGGTGTTGATGGTAAGATTGGTAAGTTTACTAGAGATGCAATGGCAAAATATCCAGAGATTGCCAAAAAACATGGATTCGGTGGCGGTGTAGCAACACAGCCAGACAATCAATCCGACGACGGCTCCTATGATAGAGCAGAGGCAAGAAGATTATCTAACTATCCCGCCGACAATACAGATACATATCAAACTGATATCAATACACGAGTTAGTCCAGAACAAGTACAAACTATGATGGCCGAACTTGGGATAACTGGAACTGAAATTACACCTGATCAACTACTAGC